GGACGTCGATTCCGAGGCCGGGGCGATCGCCTGGGCGGGCGCAGGCGAGGCGCTGCGGGCGAAGCTGAGCCCGGAGGCCTGGGCGACCTGGATCCGCCCATGCCGCGGCCTGTACGTGCGCGAGGGGCGGATCGTGGTGGAGGTGCCGGACGCGCGCTTCCTGGATTGGATCGGGCGGAACTGGAGCGCGCACCTGCAGTGGGCGGCCGCGGAGACCGGCCTCGAGGGAGTGGACCTGGTCGTGGCGTCGGCGCCGGCGATCGCCGGCTAAGGAGGGGACATGGACATCAACACCGGTCGGATCTACCCGGGCCTCGCCGCGGCGATCGCCGCGGGGGTCCGCGCTTCCGACCTCGTCACGGGCGAGAAGCGGACCCTCCTCAAGCTGAAACGCAAGATCCGGATGGCCAGCAGGTGCGCGAACATGCACCGGCGCGCGGGCCGGCGAATCCAGAAGCTGAGCCGGAAGAAGAACCGTAGGCGAAAGTGAGCCGACTGCTCCAAATCGCCCAGGACTTCGCGCTCCCGGTCGACCTGGTCACGCAGACGATCGGCGTGCTAGCCAAGCGCGGGGCGGGGAAGTCCTACACGGCCGCGGTGCTCGCGGAGGAGATGCTGGGCGCGTCCCTCCCCGTGGTGATCGCCGACCCGGTGGGGGTGTTCTGGGGGCTGCGGGCGGCCGCCAACGGCCGGGATCCCGGCCTGCCCATCCTGATCATGGGCGGGGACCACGGGGACGTGCCGCTCGAGTCCACCTCCGGGGAGATGGTGGCGGACCTCGTCGTCGACGAGCGCGTCTCCGCCGTGCTCGATCTCTCCCGCCTCCGGAAGGGCGAGCAGACGCGCTTCATGGAGATCTTCGCGGAGCGGCTCTACCAGCGGAACCGCCAGGCTCTCCACCTGGTGCTCGACGAAGCCGACGCCTTCGCGCCCCAGAGGCCGATGCCGGGCGAGCAGCGGCTCCTCGGGGCGATCGAGGACCTGGTCCGCCGTGGCCGCGCCCGGGGGATTGGCCTCACGCTCGTCACGCAGCGCGCGGCCGTGCTGAACAAGAACGTCCTGACCCAGGCCCAGGTCCTCGTGACGCTGCGGACGATCGCCCCCCAGGACCGCGATGCGATCGACGCCTGGGTCGAGGTGCACGGCACGAAGGAGCAGCGGCGCGAGCTCATGGAGTCCCTGGCCGCGCTGCCTATCGGGGAGGCCTGGTGGTGGTCCCCGGGATGGCCCACGGGCGAGGGAATCTTCAGGCGCGTCAAGATCCGGCGGCGCCGCACCTTCGACAGCTCGGCGACCCCGGAGGTGGGCGCGGCCGCGGCGACGCCGAAGAAGCTGGCCGCGGTCGACCTCGAGGGGATCCGGAAGCGCATGGCGGCCACCGTAGAGCGGGCCCAGGCCGCGGATCCCCGCCGGCTTCGGGCCCGGATCGCCGAGCTCGAGCGCGAGCTCGCGAAGAAGCCCGCGGCCGCGGCGCCGCCGCCGAAGCGCGTGGACGTGGAGATCATCAAGCCGCGGCAGGTCCTCCGTCTCGCCGCGGTGGCGCGGATCCTCGAGCGGCGGGTCACCGCCACCGAGGAGGCCGCGCGCGTCGTCCGTAGTACCTGGCAGGAGCTCGACGCGGCGCTGAAGCGCGCGCGGGCGCTGCCGGGCGAAACCCGCGTGAGCCGGGCCGTACCCGGGGCGCCGGGGCTGGGAGTGTCCGGGGTGGGACCCGGAACGCGTTCCCAGGCCCCGGTCGCCCCGGCTCCTCCTCGAGGCGGCCGCCCCACGTTCCGCGAGGCCTCCGCCGTGCTCACCGGGCCCGAGCGGAAGATCCTGACGGCGCTCGCTCAGCACGGCGCACGGACCACGCGGGCCCTGGCGCTGCTCACCGGCTACGCGGCAGGCGGTGGCGCCTTCCGGAACCCCCTGAGCGCGCTGCGCGCCCGGGGCCACGTCGACGGCCGCGAGACGGTGCGCATCACCGACGGCGGCGCCGCCGTGCTTGGCGCCTGGGAGCCTCTGCCGACCGGCCAGGAGCTCCTCCGCTACTGGCTCGAGCACCTGTCGGGTCCGGAGCGCAAGCTGCTCGCCGGCGTGGCCGACGCCTGGCCCGGCTCGATCACCACGGAGGCGCTCGCGGCCGCGACCGGGTACGAGGCCTCCGGCGGCGCCTTCCGCAATCCGCTGAGCCGGCTACGCACGCTCGACCTGGTTGACGGCCGCGGCGAGCTGCGCGCGGCCGACGAGCTCTTCGAGCCCCCGGTGGCCCCTTGAGCCAACCGAAATGGTTCGTGCTGAACCACGCGCAGGTAGAGAAGGGCCGGCGCACACTGCGATGGAGGGTGACATCGCTCGACGGCGGCACGCTCGGCCATGTGGAGTGGTACAGCCCATGGCGCTGCTATTTCCTTCCCTCCGTGGAGACCCTCTTCGAGAAGACCTGCCTGCGGGACCTGGCTGACTTCTGCGAGCAGGCCACCCGCGACCACATCGAGGGCCTCCGGCGCAAGCGGGAGGCGGAAGGCGGGCCGCGGGCTGCCAGCCACGGAGGGAAGGACGAATGAAGCTGCAACCGCCCCGCTTCGACCGGCAGGACCCACACGATCTGTGGGCTCGCGAGGAGGCCGCGGCAAAGCGCAGGAAGCTCGAGGACCTCTTCGCCCACCAGCTGATGGCGCACGCCCTGCCCAAGCCCGAGCGGGAGTACCGCTTCCACCCCACGCGGATGTGGCGGCTCGACTTCGCATGGCCGGACTACGGGCTACTGGCGGTCGAGATCGACGGGGCGTCCTGGATCCAGGGCCGGCACAACCGCGGCGCCGGCTTCGAGGCCGATGCCGAGAAGCTCAATGCCGCGGCCGCCCTCGGGTGGCGCGTCTTCCGCTACACCGCCACGCGGGTGCGGTCAGGCTGTGCGGTCATGGAGGTCCGGGTGCAGCTCGAGCGCGCCGCCTGGAACCGGATCCCATGAAGCGCCCGGAGGCCACCGATGAAGCCGTGCGAATCCTGCGTGTGCAGACGATCCCGGCGCTCCGGGCGTCCGGAGGCGGTGGGCACGCCGACGCGATCGAGACGGTGCTGGCAGAGCTGGATCGTCGCGGCAGGTTCATGACCATGCTGGCCGAGGCAAAGGCCGTGGTTGAGGCCAAGCTGGACGATCTGCAAGCCGAGGGGCACTGGTGAGCCAGCCCTCCCCCGACGCCCGCCTCGCGGAGGTGCTCGCCGCGCTCCCGGACCTGTGTCGCGCCATCGTGGCGGCCGTCGAGCGGGCGCAGCGGCGCGGGGGCGGGGAGGTGCCGGTGCTGCTCATCGTCGGGCCGAACGGGCTCGAAGAAGGTCGCGTGGCGGTGTCGTACGAGCGGACGCGCTTGACAGGGTAGCGTAGACTCGTCGGTGCAGGCATCGGCCTGAGCGCCCGGCAGCACCCGCGGGCGCGATCGTGCAGGCCGAGCGCTTGTCGGGCCCCGGTCGCAACCACGGGGGAGAGCGAGACGCTTTCTCTCGGGGGTTGAATGGACGGGGGCGCCGGCGCCACGGAGAGACACACGGCCGCGGACTGGCGGCCGCTCGTGACGGAGGCCGTCGCTGTCCTCTGGCCCGCCCTCCCGGACGGCTGGCGCTGGATCCTCGCGCAGTGCCAGATCGAGAGCGCCGGCGACCCGCGGGCGGTGAGCCCCTCCGGGGCCGAGGGCCTCCTGCAGCTCATGCCAGCCACGGCGGCGGAGCTGGGTGTCGAGAACCCCTTCGACCCGGCGCAGAACCTCCGCGGCGGCATCACCTACCTGAAGCGCCAGTACGACGCGCTCGGCGAGGTGCCGGTGCACCTCGACCGGCTGCTCTGGAGCTTTGGCTGCTACAACGGCGGGCGCGGCTACTTCGACTTCAACGGCGACGTGGCGAACACGTGCCTCGAGCTCGCGAAGCGTGACGAGCCGCGGGCCTGGTCGCGCTGGGTGGTGGGGCGCTACTGGCTGATGCACCGGGACCTGGTGGTCCACGGCCGCCGGCCCGACTACCGCCAGATCTGGACGTACGTCGACCGGATCCGGTCTCTCGCGGCCGGCCTGGGCGCGGTGACTACGTGAGGGCAGCCCTCGCGCTCCTGCTCGTCCTGTCGATCGGCTGCGTCCACACGTACATGCGGCCCCCGGACCCGCCATCGCAGCCGGTCCCCAGCCCCAGCCCGGAGGTACTACTCGTGAGCCCGCGGCTTTCGGCCCGGGTTTCGTCGCTTCGCGGCGAGCCCGCGCATGTACTCGCTGATCTCGGTCGCGGTCGCCCCTCCGCGGCGTTTGCTGGCCCCGCGTCCCGCCCGCCCCATCGCCGCCGCCGCCTTGCTCGTGGCGGCCCGAGCCCGCGCCAGCGCCGCGTACGTCTTGCTCGGCAAGTCGCTGCATCCGCAGTGCCCACCATCGGCCCCTACGCAGCCCTGGACGCAGGGCCGGTCCGCGCAGCCGCAGGTCCCGTCCCGGTGCGCGTCGGTCGCCCGGCTGGCCTCCGCTTCGCGCTCCTCGCTCTCCAGCCGGGCGTCCAATTCGCGCCTGGCTGCGCGTTCGTTGTAGGTCCGCTCGTCATCGCTTCGCGAGTCCATGATCCACTCCTAGCTCGCGCTGATCGACAGGATGTAGCGATTACTCGCCGAGATGCTGCGCCGGATCTCGCGAGTCTCGCCGGCCACCATCATCACGGTCTGGGACTCGCGGATCTTCTCCCGCCGGGTCGCGCGCGCGATCTCGCCGATGATCTCCAGGGTCAGCGTGCCGTCGCTGCTGAGGACCGAGGTCGTCCCGTACTGGAGCTTGTCCAGGCCAGGGACCTTGTACGCCATCCAGCCCTTACTGTGGCTCGGGATCTCGACCACCGTGATCGTGAGTGTCATCGTGCTTTCCTTGGTTCCCATGCCTCTATAATAGGGCAACGTTGCGCTATAGTCAAGGGGAATCGGATGCCCCACAGTCTGGATTCTGGACAATCCACATGATGCGCAACCCCAACCCCCCGAAGCATGTACCCGCTCTGTTCGCTGTCGTCCTCTCGTTGGCGGTACGCGCGGCAGCCCAGGCGTCTGATCCGCTGGCCGCCCAGACCTTCTCGCAGGCCTACCTGTGGCGCGAGGTCCTCTGGCAGAGCGAGAGCGGCCGCACTGAGGGCTGGGGGGGGCGGGGGCTCCTGCAGCTCGGCCTCGGACGCGTCGGCGTCGCGCTGCGCGCGGACGTCGGCGGATTGCCGGAGGCCTTCTCGCTCGAGGACCCGAGGACCTTCCGTTCGGCCTCCGGCTACCTGGCCGTCCACCTCAACATGATCGCCCGGGAGGGCGCGGTGGTCGGGCCGACGGTGTTGGTCGGCAGGGCGATATCGCTGGAGGACGGGCTCGCGTCGGCGCCGACGGCCGGCCGGATCACGGCCGGAGCCGGGATACGGGTCGCCACCGCCACCGCGGCCGGGTACCTCGCCGTCGGGACGCACGAGGCGCTCGGCGGCGCGTGTCTCCTCTGGACCCTGCATCTCCCGTTGACGTCGCGCCTCGCGTTCGTGGCGGATGGGGCCACGACGACGGGGGGCCGCGCCTATTTGCGGCTCGGCATGGCCGTTTCTCTCGCAGAAGGAGGGCAGTGATGGACCCTGGAGTCGTCTGGTGTGGCTGGCTCGCCCTATTCCTGCTCTACGAGATCGTCGCCGCGAGGTCCCGCGCGAGTGGGGACACGCTGAGCGAGATGGTCTGGTACTGGTTCGGGGTGCGGACGGCGCGCCGGTACGCGATCCTCCGGCGCCTGTTCCTTGCGGCGTTCCTCGTCGCTCTCCTGGCGCACCTCGTCCTTGGGGCGAGCGTGCTGCCGGTGATCGTGACGGGGGGACTCGTGGCGGCCGTGATCGTCTATGCCGCGTTCTTCGAGCGGCCCATGCTCCTCATCCTCCTCGCCCTGCCCTTCCTCGTGGGCTGTCCCCTCGACTGCAAGCAGCTGCAGACAGCGCTCGACCTCGCGCGCGCCTCTGGCGACGCGACAGCGATCTCCCTGGCCGAGAAGGAACTGGCCGCCGCGAAGTGCGTCGTGCCTACGCCGCCGCCCCCCGGGACATGCCCCGACGGCTTCCCGCCGGGCCCGGACGGCTGCCCGAAGACCTGCGCCGACCTGGCTTGCCGGTGGGGCTGCGACGAGCAACCGAGCGGGGCGGTCTGCAGGCCGGAGCCCCCGCCGACGGAGTGCCTGCCGGGCGTGGAGTGGTGCGACAAGCTGGTGCCGCCCGCCCAGTGCTCGAGCCTATCGCGCCCGTGCAAGCACAACCCCACCCAGGACCCCGGGTACTGCGAGCTGGCTCCGACTTGCACCCCAGGGGATCCCTGCAGCGGGGTTTCGTGCCCGGATGGTCAGCACTGCAGCGTCGGGATGTGCGTGCGCAACGTGCCGCCACCCCCCAGCTGCCTCCACATCGAGTGCCCGGCAGGTCAGCACTGCGTCGCCGGCGGGTGTGTCCCGAACACGCCTCCTCCGGCTGACATCTATCTCGACGATGCGCACCTGACGGTCGTCGAGTATCCCGCTACTTCCAGGGAGACGTGGCAGGTAGCGCTCGACGCCCTCGAGGCGGTGAGGTCCACCCACCCGGAGCTCTTCACGGACGACCTGGCGGGCGTCAGGGATTTGAACCTCCCAGGGTATGGCGACGACGTCGACGCCGTCTACAGCCTGATGGCCGCACGGATTCGCCTCAGTGGCCGCGACGCCGGTCAGAGCCTCAAGCGGGCCGAGGGGAAGAAGTCGGACTGCATCTTCGTCGCGCGGGCTGTGGGCTCCGACCTGTTCGAGGAAGACCACGTGTTCGAGTACGGCGGCGGAAAGAGCACGACCGGCCCGAACATGGTGAAGGCTCTGTATCGCTACGACCTGGTCGTTACCACCGGCGCGTGCGGCCCGCCCGTCCTGCCCCCACTCCAGTCGATCGACCTGAAGCCCGAAGGCAAGTGGATGGGTGGCACCCCGCAGTTCCACGGCTGCGACTTTCCGGCGCCCGCCGAGAATTACTGCGCGAAGGCCGGACTCGGCACGATGCCGAACGATCCCAACGTGGTCAGGTGCGATTGCCCGGCGTGGAGCGAGGCCGATCCCCAGCAGCGGATGTGCAGGGAGCACCAGGCTCTTCTCGGCGACGCGAGCTGGCACACCGACGGCATCCTCGAGCGCAACCCCGAAAACCACCTGCAGGCCCGGTGCTCGGATTGCTCGTGGATCGAGGTCTGCAGTGCGGACGGCGGAAAGTGCACGCGGGTGGCGCAGTGAAGGGCGTTGGCTGGCTTGCGGCCATATTCCTTGGCCTCGCCGCACTCTCGGCTTTCATGGGACTACGCGACGAGCGCCGGCACCCTCCGGAGCCAGACCCAGCGATCGCTGAGCTCCGGGGACAGGTCACCCAGCTGGCCGGGAGGATCGAGCCGCTGGCGCGTCGGGTCGCCGCCCTCACGAGCGACGTGGACGACATGCGGGGTCGCGTGGACATGCTGGAGCGTCGGATCGTCGCGCTCGAGCGCGTGGTGCCGAGGCAGGCGATCAGGGATCGGGCGGAAGCGAAAGCCCTGAGGAGACAATGAAATGACGACGACCAACACCGACCCGATCGCACCCGCGAAGGTCACCGTCACCATCAACCCGGACGCACCGCTCTCGCCGTCCACCACGTACCGCTGGGCGACCACTCTCTGGAAGGGGATCAGGCCGGCGCTCACCGTAGCTGGCGTCGCGGCCGTCGGCGTCTTCCTCAATCAGCTCGACGCGTCGGTGCTCGTGAAGATGGGCCTGTCCCAGGTCCTCGCCACGTTCCTGATCGAGGCGGCCAGGAACTGGTGGAAGCAGCGCGCGCTGCGGAGCAACTGAGAGGAGGACTGACCTTGGGCTTGGAGGTTTCCTGGCGCGAATACGTCGACATGCGCTTTGCCGACTGGGAACGGTCTCACAAGGTCCAGTTCAGGTCCACCGAAAAGGCGCTGGCGCTTGCCTCCGAAACTCTCAAGGACCGCCTGGCCCAGATGAACGAGTTCCGGCAGCAGATTGACGTCGAGCGCGCGACCTACGTGAGGCGGGAGCAGATGGACGAGTCGACCCTGGCTCTCACCCAGCGCCTGGAGAGGCTGGAGCAGTGGCAGGCGAACGTCCTCGGCAGGCAGGTCGTTTTCGGCGGCGCGATCATCGTGATCTCTGGGCTGATCACGCTCGCGCTGCGGTTCGTCGGGCATTAGGCGCCATGGCAGCCAGCTTCATCGGGGGAGAGGTGGTCCTCGCTGGGACCACCCCCCAAACGGCCGTGACGGCTCCCGGGGCCGGCGAGCAGAAGCAGGTGCTGTCCCTGCTCGCCATCAATCGCGACTCGGCAAGCCGGACGATCACAGCGAAGAAGGTCGGCGGCACGGTGACCGAGACGATCGGGAGCGTAGTCCTCGCCGCGGGGCTCAGGGGTCAGCTGATCGAGGCCTCTGTGGTGCTGGACGGCACCGGTGAGTCGGTGACAGTCGAGAGCGACGCGACGGCCGCCACCACGGAACCCGTAGTGGACGTCGCAGTCTTCAAGGTGCCATGAAGAAGCTGATCCCGCCGCTCGCGCTCTTACTCGTCTCGAGCGTCGCTCTCGCCCAGAGCTACGACGCGAACGGACGGCAGAAGGTCAACGTCGAGACCGGAGCCGTCGTCGTCACGCAGGGCACGGGTACGAACCTTCATACCGTGGTGGATTCGGGAACCGTAACCGTCGGCACATTTCCGGACAACGAACCATTCAACCTCGCCCAGGTCGCCGGCGCCACGGTCGCCACGGGGAACGGTACAGCGTCCGGAAGCCTTCGTGTATCGCTCGCCTCCGACTCGACCGGGACCACCGTAGCCACTCAAGGTACGGCCGCCAACCTCAACGTCAGGACCGACACGTCCGGGGCAACCGGAGCAGCTCCTCCAGCACGAGCGGAGTACACCGGTGGGCTCGGCAGTGGGGCCACGGCCGGCTTTCTCATCGGCTTCCCGGTCTGCGACAGCTTCGCCAACGTCAACGTGTCCACAGCGACGACGACGCTGATCGTGACCGGCGTCTCGGGCCGGCACGTCCGCATCTGCTCGCTCTCCCTGGTGACCGCCGCGGCTAATAACGTGGCTCTCATCTCGGGGACCGGCGCCACCTGCGGCACCGGGACCACCGGCATGAACGGCGGCACCACGGCTGCGTCTGGCTGGAACTTCGCGGCGAACGGCGGCCTCACCCAGGGCTCGGGACTCGGCGCGATCAACCAGACGAACGCGACTGGTGACAGCGTGTGCGTCATTACCTCGGCCGCCACGCAGCTCTCGGGTCGGCTTTCCTACGCGATTTACTGATGCGTAGCCTCCTCCTCCCAATCGCGCTCCTCTTGGCCTCACCCGCGTGGGCCGCCTGGACCGCCGTAGGGACCATCGCGAACGCGAACGACGGGACGGCGGGCTCGACCTGGGCTCCTACGACCTCGGCCGCGCTCGATGCGGGCAACGTCGGCGTCTGCGTCTTGGCGAAGGACGAGACGGGGACGGGAACCACCGACGGCACGGGTCAGGTAACGAGCCTCGTGGACGCCGCCGGCAACACGTGGACCGAGGGTGGCGACTGGTGCAACATGCAGACCAGCACCGCGGCGAACGGCGCGTGCGTCGCGATCTATTGGACGCGCGCCGGAGCGACCCTGTCCTCCGGGGCCGCGATGACGTGGACCTTCGCGGCCTCTACGACGCGCAAGGCCGTGACGTGCATGGAGTACACCACTACTACGTCCGACATCGTGATAGTCGCGCGTGCGGCCGGGGACAATGGCCTCGCCAACGACGCGGCCGACCCGGGGTCCATGACGGACGCCACCACGGTCAGCCGTGCTCACCTCTTCGTGCGGGGCAGCTCGTGCGAGTCCAACAACACCGGGTATACCGCCGACACCGACTACACGGCCTTCACGGGGCAGGGGGCGAGTAGCACCTCGGATAGCGGCACCGCCGCGACATCGATCGGATCGAGAGGGGAGTATCGGGTTGCCACGCAGAGCACCTCCGCAGCCTCGGACCCAACCTACGTCGCTGCCGACTGTGCCTCCTACGTCCTGGCTCTTGATGAGGATCCATGCACTGGGTTGTGCATCGACTCCGGTTTCCCGAAAACCACCTTCAAATCCAACACTACCGGCGCCACGATCACATCGCCCTCGTTCATTGTGGGAGGGAGCACGCGGACGTTGGTCCTGGTCTACACCCTCTACACCACGGGTGCCGACCCCTGGCCGATCACCTGCGCGTGGAGCGGGGGCACGCCCGGCCCGGCGACAGCCTGGGTCCTGCGCGCGTGGAACGCCATCGACAACGGCAACAACGACAACCCAAACCCAACCTATTCCTTCACTGGTGACTCGACTTCCGGCAATGACCAGGAGGATCTCTTCAATCGGCACCACACGGCGAGGATCTGGACGTCGACTTGGAGTGGGACGCCGTCGAGCGCCTCGGCGATATGTACGCGCACGGGCACGGATGCCAACACCGGGATCGTTTCCATCTACAGCTTCGGTGGCGCGCAGACCACCTTCGGCACCCTCGGCCAGCACCACTCCTCCGGCACTGAGATCGCGGATCTCACGGCCCAGACCATCAACCTGCCGATTACCGCGAGCGCGAGCGGCTCGTTCCTCATCGGCGGGCTTTACTGGGGCAATGCCGGTGGTGCCGTCACGGCCAATGGCTCGACGACCATCGATTTCCAGGCCGACGACGGTGGCTCCCAGGGCGTCTCGGTCGCTTTCAGACTAACAGGCACGACAACCGCCAGCACCGGATACACGCTCGGTGTCACCGACTCGCAATGGGCGTGGGGTGTGGCAGCCATTGAGGTACTGGCGAGTAGTGCCCCTCCCTCATGCGCGCTCTCGATCGCGCTCATGGGAGTTGGGTGCCGATGAACCAGAGCATCCAGACCCCAGCGCGGTACCTGACGTGGTTCGCCTCCGCGGCGACCGTCTACGACGAGACGGACCGCGCCGTCACGGCGCTTGCCCTAGTGGCCTTGACCGACCTCCAGCGGTACAAAGATCTCGGCGTCCCGGTCGCGGCTGTCGGGCTGGTCGCGCTCTCCGACGCGGAGAGATACAAGGATCTCGGGCTCGTCGTTCCGGTGTCGGCTCTCGTGTCAGCGACGTCGACCGAGCATTTTCGGGACGTGGGCCTGGCGGTCTCCGTCGCGGCCGTGGTGACGGATCTCGAGGCACAGCGCTATCGGGAGACGGGGATTCCTTTGTCCGCGGCCGCGCAGGTGGCCGGAACGGACCTTCAGAAGTGGCAGGACGTTGGGCTGAGTCTGACGGTGCAGGGGATCGTCTCTCTCGCGAGCGAGGTGTTTCACGCGGGCGGCACGCACTACCCCGAGACAGGCCTCGCCGTCGTCATCGCGGGCTCCGCAACCGTCTCCGACTTCCAGCGCTACCTCGAGGCGAGCCTGCCAGTCGCGGCCCAGGCTGTCCTGAGCCTGGCCCTCGAGCGCGGGCACTACGCCGACGCCGTGCAGGTCCTCGCCGCGGCCACCCTGACAGCCACGGACGTCGAGCATTGGCGAGAGAACCTCCAGGCCCTTGCCACGGGCACGGTCGCGCTGAGCGATGCCCAGCGATACCGCGAGGTGGGGCTCCTCGTCCAGGCGATCGCGACCCTCGGCGTCACGGACGCGCTGCGCCAAGCGCGGCCCGGGGTGCCGCTCTTCGCGTTCTCGACTGCGCCGTGGGTCCACTCAGCGTGGTGGGGGCCAGTGGAATGGACGGAGGTGGTTGGCTGCCTGGTGCAGCCCGACGGCTCGCTGCTGAAGGTGATCCCCAGCGGGTTCGCTGCGGGCGCCCGCTCGGTGCGCTCCATCACGGCGGACGGCGGTTTCATCCGGTGGCGGCTGTGGGACGTCGACGTCGTCGTGGGCCTCGGGGCCGGCAGCACTGATCAGACGCTCGCGGACGTGGACTACGCGGTGCACCCCGCGTCCGGGAGCCAGCTCAAGCTCTACCGTCTCGGGTCGCTGGTGTTCCAGACGACCTGGAGTCAAGGCTCCATCGTGGAGATGAGCCTGTCCGGAGGCCACATCGAGGTCCGCGTCGACCTGGCGTTGGTGCACACGTTCGCGGCGTCGGTGTCGCCCCCGTTGAACGTCGACACCGCGATGAGCGGGCCGTCCGGTTCTTCCGTTCGGCCGGTGACGCTGCTGGACGCGGGCGACATCGAGGTCGTCCCGCGCAGCTTCAAGACGGTGTCATGGGCGCGCAGTGGTGCGACGCCCAGTTGGCAGAGGGCATTCGGGGGATAGGGAGGAGACGAGCCATGAGCAAGATGACGCGGGGCGTCCTCGCCGTGCTGGTGGGGCTGGCAATGACGGCCGGCGGGCTGCTGCTGACCCGCTGGGGTGTGGCGACGATCCACGAGGAGCTGCAGCTCAGGGGCAAGGGCACCACGAGTGGGACCGATACCCTGCGACGATCCTCCCTGGACGAGCCCGTGCGGGTCGCCAGCGTGCGAGAGATCGGCGTATGGACCTTCACGTGGAAGGACGCGCTGCGCAGGGTCAAGAGCGTCGAGCGGTACCACAACACGCTGTCGCGCGTAGCCGACCAGCGACTCCTCGAGCTCCAGTTTCGAGGCGGCGCGGCGCCAGGAGCCTCCTACTACATCGGCCTCGCCGACGCTTCCAACCCCTGCAGCATCACGAAGACGGACGCCACGGCGACGGCCTGGACTGGCGAGCCCTCCGCGAACGGCTACGCGCGCGTGGCGGTCTCCAAGGACAGCACGGGCTGGCCGACGTCCGCCGCGGCCACGAACGACTGGCACATCGTGAGCAAGGTCGTCACCTTCACGAGCACGGGCACCATCGGCCCCGTCAACTGCGCCCTCCTGAGCGACCAGGCGAGCGGTACGGCAGGGGACTGGCACGCCTGGGTTGCGCTCTCCCAGGCGCGCACCATGGCGAACGGCGAGAGCCTCGACGTGTCGATGGATATCACCCTCCAATAGAGGGAGGAACGCATGCGGCCGGACTGGACGGTGTCGAAGGCGAAGCGCCCCGGGGAGGAGTTCCGCATCTCTTATAACTTCGCCAACGACGTCGAGGTGTCGGACTCCTACGCCTCCCACGTCATCACGGCAACCGACGTCCAGGCGGGGACAGACGTGAGCGCCACGTTCCTGCAGGGCCCGACCCGCATCGGCTCCACGGGCGCCATCCTCGGAGTGCAGGTGCAGGGAGGGGCGGACGGCAAGGACTACGACGTCCTGTTCCAGCTCACCACCACGCAGGGCGACGTCTTCCAGCGCGTGGTCCGCGTGTCGGTAAGGGCTTGAGCGTGAATGATGCCAAATGCTCCCCTCCGCGCCTGCGCTACCTGCGGGCGGGCGTTCCCGAAGGGGCGATGCCCCGCGCATCCGCGCCGCTCCACCTCGTGGGGGCAGGGCAACAGGGGCAACAGGCGCGGTTCGGCCATGCGCGCCCAGGTCCTGCGCGAGGAGCCGACATGCCGCTACTGCTCGAGGGCTCCATCGACGACGGTCGACCACGTCGTCCCTCTAGCCGAGGGAGGGTCGAGCGAGCGCTCCAACCTGGCGGGCGCGTGTGGCGGGTGCCACCGCCAGAAGACGGAGCGCGAAGCGAAACGCGCAAGGGTTGCGCAGTGCAGGTAGGGGGGGGCGTGAATCTCTGGAGTCCACCGGGAGCGGTACCGCTTGGGGCCTCGGCGCACACGCGGACAGAATTGGGCGCGCAGAGCGTGCGCCCACGGCAGGGCCCGAATGGGGCGCGCAGAGGGTGCGCCCCGGGGCGGGGGTCTGATGAGGGGACGTAAGCCCGCGACGACCGCCGAGAAGATCGCGAAGGGCGAGACCCGTCCCAGCCGCGTGAACTACGACGAGCCGGACGTGCCATCGGCCAACGTCACCTCGGCGCCCAAGGAGCTGCGCGGTGCCGGGTTTCGGCTGTGGCGCGATCACGCGCAAGCGATGAAGGACTCGGGCCAGCTGCGCGCGACCGACGTGCCGTTGTTCGTGGCTCACTGCAGGACGGCGACGGATCTCGAGTTCTGGGAAAAGGAGAAGTCGAAGCGCGACCTCGACCGGGCCGCGCGTATCCAGATCCAGCGGACGGTCAACCAGCTTGGCAGCCTTTACCTGCGCCAGGCCGCCGAGCTCGGCATGACGTCGGTCGCCCGCTCGAGGGTGAAGACGGTCACGAAGGCGCCGGTCGAGAAGCCGAAGCACGAACGATTCTTCAAGGGGCTCCGTGGTATCAGCGGCGGCAAAGCGTAGGACGGCCAAGCCTGGTCGAGGCCCGCGGCTCCCGTGGTGGGGAGCCGGAAAGGCCCCGCATCTTCGTTGGCCTGGTGTGACGATCGAGATCCCGGCCGTCTGGTCGAGGGCCCGCAAGCGATGGGAGAGCCCGGACGGACGGTACTATTTCGACGCCGAGGCAGCGGACAAGGCCTGCGACTTCTTCCCGACGTTCCTCACTCACCACATTGGCGAGTTCGCCGGCGAGGCCTTCGAGCTGCTCGACTATCAGCGGCTGCTAGTCGTGCGTCCGCTCTTCGGATGGAAGGACGCGCGCACCGGCTTCCGGCGTTTCCGCTTCCTGTTCCTCTTCGTGCCCAAGGGCAACGGCAAGTCGCCGCTCGGCTCCGGCCTGGGGCTCTACCTGCTGTTGTGCGACGACGAGCCGGCGGCCGAAGTGTTCTCCGTGGCCACCGACAAGGACCAGGCGAAGGTCGTCCATGAATCGGCGAAGATCATGGTCGAGCAGTCGGCCGACCTGTCCGAGCTCGCCCAGGTCCTGCGCGACTCGATCTACTGCCCGACGTCGCGCGGCTTCTACAAGGCGATCGCTTCGGATGCGGCCGGCAGCCACGGCGGCCGACCGCACGGCGTCATCATCGACGAGTTCCACACGCAGCGGAATCGCGACCTCTTCGAGGCCCTGCGGAAGTCGATGCTGAAGCGACGCCAGCCGATGCTCGTCATGCTGTCGCATGCCGGCGACGACGACGAGTCCATCTGCTTCGAAGAGTACGAGGTCGCGAAGCGAGTCCTGAAAGACGCGTCGATCGATCCGGCCTACCTGCCGGTCATCTTCGAAGTCGGGCCAAAGGAAGACTGGACGCGCGAGCGCACGTGGAAGAAGGCCAATCCTGGCTATGGGATCACGATCAACCCGGTGATCTTCGCCGCCGAGTGCAAGGCGGCACAGGACACCCCGCGCAAGCGCAACGACTACCTAAAGTTCAACTGCAACCGTTGGGTCAACCAGGCGACGGCGTGGCTGCCCAGCGAGTGGTGGGACGCATGCGAGGGTCCGTTCCCGGAGGGGTACGAGAGCCTCGAGTGTGCGGCGGGCCTCGACATGGCGCAGAAGATCGACCTGGTCGCCTTCCACGTGGTCCTGCGCCAGCCGATCGAGGTCGAGCTCAAGATAGAGGTCACGACGGCCGACGAGGAGACCCTCGAGCCGGAGAAACGCGAGGTCTCGCTCAACTTCCGCGTGTATGGCGTGCCCTTTTTCTGGCTGCCTGAGGAGACGGTGCGCGATCGCGAGCGCGAGGGTTTCACGTCCTACCGGGACTGGGCGGCCGCCGGGTTGCTCACGATCACGGAGGGCGCGTCTATCGACTACGACCGCGTGTTTCAGGACATCACCAAGAAGATCGCGCCACGCTTCCCGCTGCTCAAGCAGGGGGAGATCGGATACGACCCGGCCTTCGCCACGGACATCGCGAACCGCCTGCGCGACAAGGCCGGCTTCAAGACGGTCGAGGTCCTCCAGAACTACCAGCACCTGAACGAGCCCTGCCAGGTCTTCGAGGCGCTCGTCAAGTCGAAGCGCTGGGTCCACGACGGCAATCGGCTCATGCGCTGGAACGTCGAGAACGTGGCGGTCAAGCGCGACGACGCCGGCCGCATTCGCCCCGTGAAGCCGCGGCGGGCCCACAAGAAGATCGACGGCGTGGTGTCCGGGATAATGGGGCTCTCTCGGCTGACTGCACAGTCGGCGCCGAAGCAATCCAAGTACGCCGGCGACGACGACGTGATGCCCTTCGTAGCAGGCCTCGGCCGCTATGAGGAGAGGGATCGAGATGCTCCGCCGACTACTGCCTGACGCCCGCGCCGCGGCCGCGCTCGCCGCGGGCCTGGTGCCCGAGGTCGTCGGCTTCGCCGGGGTCGCGCTCGTGGTCGCCGGTGTCTGGGAGCTCGCCGGCCGCGCATGGGCGCAGCTGCTGACCGGCGGGCTCCTGCTCGCCGCATACCTCGCGCGCTCGCTGCGCGCGCGTCGGAGGGCCTAGCCATGTCGACGCTCCTCGCGCAGTTCCTCGGCCTCGACCCGCTCGGCGATGTCGGCTACACCTCGGGACCCGTGATCATTCGCGAGCCCGGCGCCGACGACGGCGGCGGCCTCAAGGTCGCGACCGTGTGGAGAGCGGTCAACGTCCTGGCCGCGGCCGTCGCCACCCTCCCGCTCAAGATGTATCGCCGGCTGCCATCGGGCGGCAAGGAGGAGGTCCGGGACCACTGGGCCGCCCAGCTCGTCTACCACATGCCGAACCGCGCCCAGACCTCCTTTCGCTGGAGGCATCACGCTATGGGCCACGCGGTGCTGGGGGGCAACTACTACGCGCTGAAGATGCCGGGAGCGAACCAGGGCTTCGCTGCCCTCTGGCCGCTCGCTCCCGAGCGGATGAGGCTCGTCGAGGTACGCGGGGACGGCTCCCTCGGCTACAGCTACACCACAGCCGCCGGCCAGCCCAAGGAGTACTCCTCCGACCAGGTGTTCCACTTCCGGGGGTTCAGCCTGGACGGCCTCGTTGGGGTTTCGGTCGTCGACCTGATGCGTTTGCAGCTGCAGCAGGCGATGGCGTCGCAGCGCCAGCGGACGTCGTTCCTCAAGAACGAGATGCGGCCGAGTGTCACGATCACCCACCCCGGGGATCTCGGCCCGAACGGCCGCGTGAAGCTCGAGCGTGCATTCCGCTCGGCGTATGGCGGGCCCGAGCACGCCGGGACGCCGCTGGTGCTCGACGAGGGCATGACGATGGCGCCCTTCGCGTTCAGCGCGAAGGACTCCCAGTACGTCGAGTCTGACCAGTTCCGGGTGGAGGAGTTTCTCCGCTACATCGGCGTGCCGGGAGTGCTCTGCGGCTACGCCGACAAGACGGCGACCTTCGCCTCGGCCGAGGCGTTCTTCCAGTCGTTCAAGGACCACAACCTGGGGCCCTGGACGAAGAACCTGGAGACGGAGCTGACCATCGCGCTCCTCGGGGTCCAGGATGAGCTCTTCTTCGAGTTTTCCCTGGACGCGTTCCTGCGCGGCGACTCCACCGCGCGGGCCGCCTTCTACCGCGTCATGGTCGAGCTCGGGATCCTGACCCGCAACGAAGTGAGAGCCCTCGAGAACAGGAACCCGCTGCTGGGCCTCGACGAGCCGCTGACGCCGAAGAACATGAGCAGCGGCGCCGACCAGACGCCGGAGCCGGCGCCGGCGGCGCCGCCGAGGCGAGCCCCAGAGGATCCCGCGCCGGACGACTCGGCCGACGCGCAGCGCGTTGCGCGCCTCGAGCGCATCGCCCGGGAGTCCGCCGCGGCGATTGTCCGGCGCGAGGTCCTCGCCTTCGCAGGGGACGCGACCCGAAAGGGTGCCGCGGCGAGGTACGCGAGCGACCTGGCCGGCTGGCGCGCGTACGTCGTCGAGTTCTACGCGGAGCACGCCGCGCTCCTCACCGCGCGCCTGGGCATCCCGGAGGCCCTCGCCGTTCGCTACTGCGACCGCCAGGCCGGGGAGCTCCTGCGACTGGGGGTCGCGGCGGTCGAGGCCTGGGAGGCCTCGCGCGTGCCCGAGCTGCTCGAGCTGGTCGCCGCCTGAAACTGAAAGGGGAGCCACATGGAATTCGTCGGCCGAGTCTGGGCGATCCGCTCCGAGGTCGCAGAGCATCTCAGGGCCCGCCTCGAGTTGGGCGGAGTCGCGGCCGCGAGGGGCGAGCTGCCGGGCCCGATGGCTGGGCGAAGCCTCGAGGCCTCGCTCATGGCTGTCTCGGACCCTCCCGATGGCGGGTCAGGAGGAGCGCTGCGCGGGGGCAGCGTGGCGGTGATCCCGATCTTCGGGACGATCACCCAGCACGGCGGCTACTGGGGCACCTCGCTCGACGGGCTCGTGGCGGCGATCGCCCGGGCCCTCGCCGACCAGGACGTCCGTGCGCTCGTGTTCAACGTCGACTCGCCCGGGGGAGAGGTCTACGGCCTCACCGAGGCGGCGAAGCTGATCCGCGAGGCCGGCCGGATGAAGCCGATCGTCTCCGCCGTCAACTCCCTGGCCGCCTCGGCGGCATTCTGGGTGGCGGCCCAGGCGACGGAGCTGCTCATTCCGCCGTCGGGCGAGGCCGGCTCCGTCGGCATCTACGGCATGCACGTCGACATGTCGGCGGCCCTCGAGAAGGAAGGCTTCAAGGTGCGGATGATCTCCGCACCGAAGGGCGGCGCGAAGACGGAGGGGAACCCCTACGAGCCCCTCTCCGACGAGGCCGCGGCCGCGATGCAGGAGGCGGTCGACCGCTACTACGCGATGTTCCTGGCCGACCTGGCCGCGGGCCGGAAGAAGCCCTCGAAGGACGTCGAGGCCAACTTCGGTCAAGGCCGCGTGGTGGGGGCGAAGGATGCAGTCGCCCGGGGGATGGCGGACGGGCTGGGAACCCTGGCCGACGCGATCCGGCGCGCGAACGCCCTCGCCGTCGCCAGGCGCCGCTCCACGGCGGCGCTGCAGGAAGCTCAGGCCATCAGCGCTCGGCTCGGGCTCCCTTGACACCTGTGCTAGCCTGAGGCCTGACAGACGTACGGGCCCGAGCCGAGAACGGCGACGGCCGACCGCCGGAGAGACCCGCACCTCCTAGCAGCGTGCGTGATCCAGCGGCACCCGAAACAGCGATTTCGAGGTGTCCTGTTTCACGCGCGCTGTTCGCGTCTTACGGGCGCCCAGGAGGCGAAGGGTCATGAATTCCAAGGCGAAGAGGGCCGCACTCGCGGCCGAGTTCAAGGCGTGGCTGGACGCCATCCTTCCGGCCGCCAGCTCTCGCGACGTCCCCGGCCTGACGGCCGAGGAGGAAGCGAAGAAGAAGGCCTACCAGGACGGGCTCGCGGCCCTGGACGCCATGATCGCGAACGAGGCCCTCTCGGCCTCCCTCGCCCCCGCCTTCACGCCGGCGCCCGCGGCCCCCGCCGCGGCCGTCCCCGACGCCGGCGCCATCACCGGCCGCACCACGGCCGGCGCGCCGAACCTCGCGACCGACCCGGCCCGCGGCTTCACCGGTCCCAACGCCCTCGCCGAGTTCGCGATCGCCGTGCGTCGCGCGCAGAAGGGCAACATCGACCGGCGGCTGATCGAGGGCGGCCTGTGGGTGAACGGCCTGCAGGCGGCGCCCTCGAACTACCACCAGGAGTCCGGCACAACCGAGGGCGCGATGGTCCCGCCCGCGATTGCGTCGGCCATCTGGACCCTCGTCATGAGCGACCCGCTCATGGCGCTGCTCACGATCGAGCCGACCGAGGGGAACAGCGTCGACCTGTACGGCGACGAGACGACCCCCTGGGGCGCGACCGGCGTCCTGGCCGCCTGGCGCGCCGAGGCGGCGCAGCTGAGCCCCTCGAAGCTCGTCACGAACCCGAAGCAGGTGCGCCTCCACGAGCTCGCCGCCTTCGTGCTCGCCACCGAGGAGCTCGTCGAGGACGCTCCGCGCCTGAACGACCGGCTCACCGTCAAGGCGCCCTCGGCCATCCGGTGGAAGATGATCGAGGCCTTCGTGTTCGGGACCGGCGCCGGCCAGCCCCTCGGGTGGTCGCACGCCAACTACGCGGGCAAGGTGGCCCTGAGCCGCAAGACGGGCGCCCAGGTCAACCCCGACGACGTCGTCAACATGTACGCCCGCATGCTGCGGCAGGACGGCCCCGACAACACGTTCTGGGTCGGCAACCCGGACATCCTCCCCGACCTGATCCTGCGCTCCACGATCGGGAACGTCCCGATCTGGATGCCGCCGACCGGCCTCGCGGCCGCGCCGAACGGCACCCTCATGGGGCGGCCGCTCTTCTGGAGCGACCACGCGCAGACGAAGGGGACGGCCGGGGACCTGCAGTACGTGAACCCGGACGGCTACTACGCCATCCAGAAGGGGACCACGAAGTTCGACGTGTCCATCCACCTCTACTTCGACTACGCCATCACGGCGTTCCGGTGGCTGGTGCGCGTCGGCGGACTGCCCCTGCTGACGGCCCCGGTGTCCCCCGCGAAGGGTTCCAACACCCGATCGCATTTCGTGGTCCTGACGTAGGACCGCGGGGAAAGGCAAGGATCGATCGATGCACCCGAACCTCAAGCCGTCCGACAAGCTCACCCTCCTGGCGCTCATCGCGCCGCTCTCCCAGGGCGCCGGCGCCGTCTCCACGGGCTGGGTGAAGGGGTCCGACTTCAACCAGTTCCTGGCCGAGATCGACGCGGGGGTCCTCGGGGCCTCCGCGACCCTCGACGCCAAGATCCAGCAGGCGAGCGACTCCGGCGGCACCGGCGTCAAGGACGTCACCGGGGCCGCGATCACGCAGATGGTGAAGGCCACCGACGACGGCAAGGTGTCCTTCATCAACTTCGGGACGGACAAGCTCGACGTGGCGAACGGGTTCTGCTACGTGCGCCTCACCGTGACGGTCGGTACCGCGGCGTCGCTCATCGCGGCCCGGCTGTACGGGATGGAAGCCACATACGGGATCGCCGCCCACGCTGCCGCGGTGAAGGAGGCGGTGGCCCTCTTCTAGGGGCCTCTGCCTGCCGAGTCAGCCAGCTCGGGGCGGTCCGCGCGAGCGGGTCGCCCCGGCCGTCTTCTTCTCGGAGGCCTCTGCAATGCCCCTGTCGGACTATTCCGTCTTGTCCCTCGAAGAGCTCAAGGAGTACCTGGCCGTCGGGGGCGACGCGAAGAACCTGGTCCTCGAGCAGATCGCCAACCGGGTATCGGACGAGATCGAGCAGTACCTCGGTCGGCAGATCGTAAAGCGGCCGACGGCTCTCACTGAGTACCACACCATGCAGGCCAGCGGCTCGCCGGTCTGCTCCCCAGAGATCCAGACGCTCGACTGGCCGATCATCGACGTCACCAGCGTGCACGAGGACGTGGCCGTCCCCAGGACCTACGGTGCAAGCTGGGCTCTCACGGTCGACGTCGACTACGAGGTCGTCAAGTCGACCGGGCTGCTGAGGCGGATCCAGGGATTGGGGTTGCCCATCCCGTGGGCCACCGGGTCTCGCGCGATTCGGCTCGTCTACACGGCCGGCTACGCGACGCCCGACGCCGTGCCCGCGAGGATCAGGGGCGTCGCGCTGCGCTACGCAGCGCTCATTTGGGCCGAGGTCAAGAACAGCTCCTTCGGGGTGAGCGGCCAGTCTGACACCCTCGGCAACTTCACGCGGTTCGTACCGGCGCAGCTCACGGAGCCCATGAAGGCAACGCTGGACCCGGAGCGTCAGGGCTCTATCTGGCAGTCCGGGGAGCGGGCCGCGTGAGCGACACCGTCACGCTCGCCCAGGCGATCGCCAGGCTGCGGGAGTTCGACCGGAAGGGGCTGCGGGACGCCACGAAGAGCGCGTTCTACCGGGCGCTCCAGATCGGTCGCCAGCGCGCCGTCGCGACCCTGGGAAGGACACAGCTCGGCAGGATGGTCCAGCGCCGCGGCGACGTGGCGCTCGAGCTCGGCCTGAAGAGCCGGGCGAAGAAGTGGAAGGTCGACGGCGCGCTCGGGTCCCTGAAGCGGAGCACGATCCCCCTGATCGTCCGGCGGGCCGAGATGACGCCCGGCCACGCCGGCATCGGACTGCGGAGCGGCCTCGAGGCGATGGGCTTCGCGGCCCTGATCGAGTCCGGGGGCCGGACGAAGCCACACCAGATCAACCGGATCCGCCTCGCGGGCTACTCCCGGAAGGCTGACACCCGAGCGAAGCAGGTCGCCGGCGGACCGCCCCTGACCTTCCAGGTCGGCGGGAAGTGGGTGTCGCCCCGGGTCGTCAGGCACCCGGGCTCTCACGTGCCGCGCAACCCGTTCCTGGGCACCGGCGCGGAGGCGGCCGCGCGCGCCCTCCCGGGCGAGTTCGAGCGGTCGCTGCTCCAGGCCGTGCAGAAGGCGGGGCTGTAGATGGCCGAGAGCCTGCACAACCAGATCGCCGACGCCTTGAAGGCGCGCCTGGGCGCGATCGCCAGGGACGGCGGGGCGACCTATTGGTACACGCCGGACCGGGTGGCCCGCGTGCAGGGCTACGACATGCTCTCCGCGGATCCCACGGTGGGGATGGCCTACCTGGTGCGCGCCGGCGAGGAGCGTCACGCGGAGGAGTCCACCGGCGATGCCGCCAGCGGGGGGGGCGTCCGCGCGGAGGCGGAGTTCTGGGTCCTGATGCTGCGACCCACCGCGGCCGCCGACGAGAACCCGTTCGGGGCCGACGCCAGCACGAAGGCGATCGAGCAGGACCGGATGGTCCGAGACTTCCTGCGCGCCCTCTGGCTCGACGTGACCCTGGGGGGTCTGGTGCAGAACGTCGTCGACGGGTCCCTGGTGATCGACCGGGACATCGAGGTCCGGGGCTGGGCGGCGGCCGAGGCTCGCTTCACGATCGTCTACAGCTACCTGTCGAGGATCCCATGAGCGCGGATCCCGAGGACGAGGCCACGGGGCCGGAGGAAGGCCCTGGCGTGGGCGTGGACGGGCCGGAGGCGCCCGCGGGGCCCGCAACTCTGGGGGAGATCCTCGAATCGTCCCATGGGCGTTTCGTGGCGCGGGTTCGGGAGCGCCAGAGGAAGGGAGAGCTCGAATGAAGGTCCAGTGCAGCGGCACCGGCTACCACCCGGCCACCGGGCTCGACCTGGTGGTGGGCGAGATGGAGGTCACCGAGGAGCAGGCGGCGACGCTCGAGGCCGCGGGGCTGCTCGTCACGAAGGCCAAGCGGGCCCTCGAGCCCGAGAAGCACAAGGAGGAGTCAGATGCGCGCGAAGGGCTTTCAGGGGATCGTCGGCCGCAAGAAGGGCGCGACGTGGAACACCGCCGTGGTACCGGCGGCCGCGGACGGCATTGAGGTCCTCTCGGTCGTTCCGTCCGGGGGAACCGACCTTATCGAGGACAACCAGATCACCGGCCGGGTGACGCAGCGGGAGGCCTCTGCTGGCCTGAAGAACATGACCGTCGTCCTGCGGACGGCGCTGCGCTACGAGGGCAACGGCTTCGACGTCGCGATGGTGACGGGCCTCGCGGGCGCACCGACCACCGTCGACACCACCGGGAAGCTGCACGTGTTCAAGATCAAGGACTCCATGGACGGGATCTTCAACACCCTGGTCTACGAGTCGGTGAAGGACACGAAGGTCGAGGAGCTGTCCTCCGTCAAGTGGAACAAGCTGAAGATCTCCGGCAAGTCCGGCGAACGGGTCGAGATCGAGATCTCCGGGATCGTGGCGAACTGGACCGACGCGAGCGGAACGAACACAACGACGTCGATCGACAGCATCACCCTGACGGCGACCCGGGAGTACGCGCTCTTCCACCAGGCGGTGCTGTGGATGAACGCGCAGTCCGGCGGCGCGCTCTCGGGGAGCGACGCGGTCCGCATCTCGGAGTTCGAGATCAACGTCGAGCGCGGGATGGACGCCAGGTTCACCACGGGCGGCGGACAGGTGTGCGACGAGCCGATCGAGAACGGCTTCCTGAAGGTCTCGGGCTCGTTCGGCTTCGCGGCGCTGGAGGACGGCACCGGGGGGAATGCCGCGTTCCTGGCCGAGCAGATGGCCGCGACCGCCAAGAAGGCGACGCTCGCCATCTCGTCACCGAACCTCGCCGGTTCCGCCACGGAGAAGTACTCGTGGAAGTTCTGGCTCCCGAACCTGCAGTTCGGGGCGGCCAAGGTGGGAATCCCCGGGCCGGGCGGGCCGACCTGGAGCATCCCGTTCACGGCGTGGCACGTGGCCACGGTCCCGACGGGGTTCACGGCCGGCTACCTGGACGCGGTCACGATCGAGAACACGAACAGGCTCACGACGGACGTCCTGGCGTAGGCCGGTTGTAGGCCGGTTGTAGGCCGATTCAACTCGCGGGCACGCGCGCCGGGAGGCAGCTCGTCGCCCCATCTTGGAGAGCGGTGCATGGCGCTGTTGAAGACGATCTACGCGGAGAGCGAGACGGACCCCGGGCAGTGGTTCGTCTGGAAGCAGGAGGGGGAGGAGACGATCGAGTTCAAGGTCCGCCACCTCCCTCCGGCCGAGCGCAAGAGGATCAACCTGAAGCACCTCGGGAAGAAGCGCCGGCTGAGCCTGGGCAACCGGGTCGAACAGGAGTACGAGGTGAACGCCCAGGCCGAGGCGACGCGCGAGATGGCCGCCTACTGCCTGATGGACTCGAAGGGTTTCACGTTCCCGGCGGGGCCGATGCTGGCCGAGCGGCTCACGGAGGCCCTGGGCGAGAAGGTCGGAGCCAGCGTCACGCTCGACGGCCACTGGTCCGAGGACGTCAAGGACCTCATGCTCCGCAGCGGTTTCGGCGCGGAGCTGCAGGCCTTCATCGACGAAAAGGCGGCGGAGATCCTCCAGCAGAAGAAGGACGAGGAAGGGGAGGCGTCGGGAAACTGACCGCCTGGGTAGCCTTCCGCCTGGGCTACCCGGGCATGAGCGCAGAGCGGTGCCGAGGCTGCAAGGTGATGGGTGGATGCACTATCGAGAGCGAAGCCGAGGCCCGCGCATTCACGGCGGCGATGCGGGCGCACCCGGCCGCCTGGCCCACGCCGGACATCAACCCGGCGCCCGTGCAGGTGGGCGACACGCTCGAGCTCGCGCCCTGTGTCGGGCCGGACTACCGGCAGCGGTTCAAGCGTGAGTGCCCGCGGGTCGAGCTGTGGCCCGAGAACGCCCAGGCGGCGGAGCTGGTGTTCGCCGCCCTCCCGGAGCACACGCGACCGCTCCTGCCGGCCTATGTCGAGGCCCTCTCGGCCGAGCTGGGGGACGAGGCGGGCCCGGTCGTCCTGCGGGCGTTCCGTGTCTTGCAGGGGGCCGCGGTGAACGCCTGGTTGAAGGCGCAGGGTGACGCCTGATGATCTCGATCAAGATCCCTATCGAGCTCGAGCAGATCGGCAGCGGCGTCAAGACATCCATCCTTGGCCTGGAAAACGTCGAGAAGCAGGCGAAGAGGACGCAGGCCGCCGTCAAGGACGTGGGAACCGGCTTCGCCTCGGGGAGCAGTAGGGCCAGCGAGTTCGCGGACGCCACCGGCCGCGTGTCGACGAAACTCGCACGGTCGGTCGAGACGCTGGGGCTGAGCGCAGCCGGCTTCCGGCAGCTCGACGACGTGATGGACATCGCGGAGTTGGGCTTCAACGGGATGACGAAGGCGGCGGCCGGCTTCAACGCGACGAGCGTCGGCGTGGCCGGCGCCGGGCTCGCGATCGGCATGGCCTTCGGGTCCTGGCTCAACACGTTCCCGGCCGTACAGAAGGCGGCCGACGGCCTGCTCCATACCCTGTTCCGCTTCGTGGGTCTCGCTCCCGAGATCGTTGCGTCGGCAGGCCCCATCTCCGAGTTCAGCAAGAGGATCGCCGCCATCAACGCCGATGCGATGCGGAAACAGGTGGCGCAGCTCCGAGCCAGCGGGATGAAAGGCGAGGACATCGCCAAGACGTACGGGAACCTCTCGCCCGAGCTTCTGAAGGAACTTGGGCTCACCAAGGAGGCCTTGAAAGTCGAGAACGAGCGGCTGGCCGTCGCGAAGAAGCACAAGGAGGAGATCAAGCAGCTCATCGAGCTGATGGCCAACCCCAAGGTCAATTTCCGGGACGCGCTGACAGTGAACTTCAAGAAGGACCTTGTGGGCAGCGCGATGGCGACGAGCATCGACACGTCGTCGCTGGCGAACCGGAGCGCCACGTCCTCGGCGCAGGGTGCTGACGTTCTCGGCGGACTCATGGTCGGCGGGATTGCCACGTCGCTCAACATCTCGTACAGCCTGGGACAGGCGCTCGACAGGACGAAGAAGGTCGCAAACGAAGCCCAGCGGTGGCAGGCGGCGCTGCAGGGCGTCGCGTTGCTGGCTGGTGCAATCGGCGGGAGGATGGGCGCCGCCGTCAACGTTATTGGCAACATCGGCAGCTCGTTCCAGGGCTTCGGCAAGATGTCCGGGACGCAGAAGTTCAACACGATCGCCTCCGGGATAGGCCAGATCGGTGGGCTGATCGGCGCCAAGGCGGGCGGGGCTGTGGCCGGCGCGGCAGGCGGCGCGATGGCGGGCGCGGCGCTCGGAGGGGTGATCGGCGGGGTGGTCGGCGGCCTCGTGGGAGGGATCGCGGGTTGGATCAGTGCAGGCAAGAAGGCCAAAGAGCAGATGGCGGAGATGAAGAAGCAGTTTATCGAGGGCGCGGGCGGCATGAGTGCGCTGACGATGCGGGCCCAGGAGGCCGGCGCCTCACTCGACAAGCTGTTCGCCGCGAAGGACACGAAGGCCCTCGAGAAGGCGATGCTCGAGGTGCAGAAGACCATTGACGCCTTCGAGAGCAAGATGAACGGCCTCAAGGAGGCTCGCGCCGCCGCCGAAAGCCTGATGGACCGCGTCGCCAAGGGCGGGTTCTCCGAGAAGTTCGGCGAAGCCGTGGGCGTGATGGTCCAGAAGGTCCAGGACGCGCTCCTGAAGTCGGGCCTGGGCTTCATGGCGACCGGGCCGCTGCGCGACTCGGAGGCGTTCATGGGGGCGCAGGGGGCCGCAGGCGACGTCGCGCAGCTCCTCGCCGGGATGCGGGCCGGCGGGGCCGTCGACGCCGGGCTGCTCGGCGCCGCCGGGCAGTCGGCGGTTGAGCTCCAGGCCCAGGCGGTCGAGGCGGCGAAGGCTGCGGGCCTGGAGGGCGCCGACGCCACGAAGGCCGGTTTCGGGGCGATCGCACCTCTTCTGCGCGAGCAGCTCAACTCGGAGATCGCCGCGAACGGGAAGATCAGCAGCACGCTCCAGGCGCAGCTCGACGAGGCGAAGGCGAACGGGGTGACGATCCTCGCGGATCCGATGGTCGAGAGCGTGGCCGTCGAGAAGGCGATGCTCTCGGAGCTGAAGCGCATGAACGGCGGCGGAGGGGGGCCCGAGGCCGCTTTCGCGTCCGGGACCCGCGGGCTCCGCACACTGAAGCGCGACCTGGTCGCGCGGATCCACGAGGGCGAGGGGCTGATGGTCATCCCCAAGGACGAGATGACCAGCATGTCCTTCCGCAGCTTTGCCAAAGGCACGCCACGAGACGACGAGGACCGGATCTACGGACCCCGGGGAAGGCCAGATTCCGCGGCCGGCGTGGGAGACATGCCATCGCCGGTTCCCACAGGTGGGGGCGGGGCGCCGGCGCCGGCGGTTCTCGAAGAGATCGTCGGGCGGGCCGCCGCGAGGGCCGCCGCGGCCGCCGGGCCGCGCGTGACCATCAACAGCAACCCGGTCCTCAACATCCAGGACGGCTCCCTGGCGCGCACCGTCGACAGTGCTCGCGCACTCGCCAGGGCGGCAGAGGAGGCCTTCAGCCGGGCCCTGGACCAGAACAGCCGAGGCCTCCGGAGCCAGCTGGAGCAGCTCATCGACCGCCGCGTCGCGGCGAGGGCGAGGTAAGGTGGGGCGCTACTCCGTGGCGATGCTGGCGGAAGTGCGCAAGCCGGCCCCAGCCGTCGTCGAGCTCTTCAGCCTCACGATCGCCGGCACCTCGCGCTACTACTCGCAGCTCGGGGCCATGGTGTCCGGGGTCGGCCTCTACGAGCCGAAGGTGCTCTCCTGGGGTGCGCTCGCGCGGGGGGTGAGCTGGCGCTACAACTCGCTCGAGCTCTGGACCTACGACGTCATCCTCGACGACGCGGACCAGGCCTTCTCGAAGCTCGTGGAGGGACCCAACCGTAACGCCATCCGGGGCAGTGTGGCGACTCGCGTGCTGGCATCGCCGAACGTCGCGCCGGCCTCGTGGTTCACGAAGTCCATCGGCCAAGTCGACACGATCCGCCAGCCCGGACGGCTCATGTGGCAGATCACGGTCTCCAGCAAGGACCTGCCCCTGAAGCGCGAGTCGATCCCCAAGCACAGCATCACGCGGTCGGACTGGCCGAACGCCTCGCTCGACGTCCTCGATCAGCCGTCGCCGATCGCTTACGGAAACCTGTCGAGCGCGAGCGGGGGAAACAACGGGGCCGTCCTGTGCTTCCTCGTCGACACCGTGAAGTACAGGTACCTGGTATGCGCCGGGTGGGCGAAGGCCGTCGACAAGGTGTACGCGGACGCCATTGGTGTCGCGGCGGCAGGGTACACCGTCACCCATCCGATCGTGAACGGGCGGGTCTACACCTGCATCGTCTTCCCGACCGACCAGGGCACGAAGACAATCACCGCCGACATCCAGGGGTACGAGACCGTGGGGGATGGGAGCGGCATCCTCATCGTCGACCCCGCGGCGATCGGGATCCACGTCCTCACCAACTGGATCTTCGGCGACTACCGCTCGGGTGCCTGGTTGTCGCCGTCGACGGCGCCTGTGGATACGACCTCCTGGGGCACCACCTTCTTCTCCTCGCGGAACTACTCCGGGTCGCTCTACGTGGGCACGAAGCGCAAGGGCCTCGACGTCCTCAACGACGTGCTCGCCTCGGCCGAGGCGAAAGCCTATTGGACGGCCGCGGGCACGATCGCCCTGGCGATCGACGACTGGACCACGTGGGCATACCCCGACCAGGTCCTGCTGGAGGACGAGATGAACGGCTGGGATCTGAACTTCCCGACCGTGAACATCATCGACTCGATCGATGCCCGCTACGGGCTCCGCCCGGCTGACGGTTCCTACACCCAGGCCCTAGCCGTGAAGGACCTCGGGATCCTCGAGCAGGCCCCGGACACGCTCGAGCTCCCGTGTTCCGCGGCCTTCATCGTGTGAGGCGCTGACGGTGCCCCTCCCGAACGAGCTCTCGAGCCTCTACGCCTGGTACCGCGCCGATTCGTACGCCCTGGGCGACGGCGCGACGATCTCCGGGGCATGGACCGACAAGACGGGCGGGGGACGCTCCCTCAACGCGGCCGGATCCCCGATCTTCCGCGCGGCTGTTGTCGGGAACCAGCCGGCGGTGGACTTCAACGGCTCCGCGGCCGCGTTCTCGATGTCGACGTTCGGCTGGGAGGCGAACCTCGCCTCCCACACGCTCTTCGTCGTGTTCCAGCCGGATACGGCCTTCGCCTCGGCGAACGCCCCGGGGATGTTCGGCAGCAGTGGCGGGGATCAGTCGGAGGCCCTAGGCTTCGACCACGCGACGAAGGCGCCCTTCGCGCGATGGGCGAACACCGGCGGCGCCGTCCGCGCGAACGCCTCCGCGATCGCCACCCAGTGGCACTTCGCGTGGAAGCGCCAGAACGGGCCCTCCACCTCGATCGAGATGTGCCTCGACGGTGGAGGGATCGCCACCCAGGCCCTCAGTGGCACACGCAGGGCGATGGGCTCGAACGCCTACATGGCCCTGGACGGCGGATCCTACTTCAAGGGGCAGATCGCCGAGGTCTTCGTCTTCAGCGCCGCGAAGAGTGCCGCCGAAGTCCAGGCCATGGTGGACTACGTCCGGAGCCGCTACTTCGTCGTCGTGCCCAGGCAGAACGAACAGGAGAGGGATGTCCTCTCCCGCCGGCTCTGGGCCCTCCGGCGGGCTCCTGGACTGCTGACAGTGGAGGCGCCGCTGTGGGCTCTCGACCTCGATGTCGGCGACCGGGTCGCGCTCCAGTCGCGAGTAGGCCCATCGAACGACGGCAAGGGCTGGCTCGCGAAGAAGTGGCAGCGACACGACTTCACCATCCAGCAGATCGAGGACCTCGGCAACGGGAAGAGCGTCCGCCTGCAGCTGCTCGACCGCAGGCCGCTTGACGCGCTCTTGTGGGATACCGCCTCGACCGACATCCCCGCAGTCATCCTGAACGCCAGGCGACAGAGTGGCGTCGCACGCTTCGGCAAGGGCTCGCTGGCGATCACGTTCGCTCGGGCCTCGCGCGCGTGGGTCGAGAACCCAGCCGACCCGACCGCGGTGATGCAGATCCAGACCGACGAACGCGCGCTGACCGCCGCCGGCGAATACCTCGAGCCAGGGCGCATCAACCAAATCCTGCGGTCGTCCTTCGCCAGCGGGACGACGGGCATCACTCTCACGGGCACCGGAGTGAACGGGTCGGCCATCGCGGTCGACACCAGCGACCTGCTCTTCGATCCCGAGTCGTCTCCGAACTCCCTGAAGTTCACCGCCGGGAGCCCCCACACGGCTCTCCTTTACTGCACGTTCCCAGTGACGGCGACCATTCCCGCCAACTCGGACCTTCGGCTTTCAATCGACCACCACACCGACTCGGGTGAGGCCCTGTTCTATTGGCTCTCGAGGGGAGTCGACGGTCAGTACTGGAATGCCGGTGTTGGCTGGCAGGTCGGGTCGATCGGGAACCAGTTGCCGACGGTGCCAATCCGCAGCGCGGCCGCTCGCTACGTCTCGCCCTACCTCAATCCAGGGTTCGCGGACACGACGCTCACGCTATCGATCGGGCTCGCCTCGGGCGGCACAGCAGGCCGGATCTCGCACCTCTACCACGCGCAGATCGAGCTCGGCCTCTTCGCCACCAGCAGGATGCTGAGCGACGCCACGGCCTTCACGCGCTCGTCGTCGCTGTTGTCGATCGCGGTGCCGTCGGCAGCAAGGGTCTACGAGCCTGCCCTGGGGTCCTTCTATGCAGAGGTGATCCCGGAATGGACTTCCTGGGAGACCTACGCCGCCCCGGACCGCCACGTCTACTACATGACCACCAACGGGGGCGCCGACTACGACGCGCTCTACTACCAGTTCAACATCCCAACGGGCCAGTGGGTGTTCGAGCGAAAGGTGGGCGCCTCCGTCTACACGGCGACACACGAAGGCGGCGCGGAGGCGGGGAGCCTCAATCGACTCTGCTGCAGGTGGACGGGAGCGGAAGGGGAACTAGGGCTCGCCCCCTACACCATGAGCGTCTTCTGGAACGGTGAAAAGGGCACGGACGCGGTGTCGGTCGCGCCGACTTTCGCGGGAGGTGGAGAGACACTCTACCTAGGACAGAACCCGGCGACCGGACGAGTGTTCGGTGGCGTCATCCGGAACCGCCTGATCCGTCCCTACGCGCCCACGGACGAAGAGATGGGGCGCACTCCATGAGGGAGGAGTAGCCGGATGGCCGAACTCTACGCGGCGGGGGAGAACGTCAACCTGCTGGAGCGGGCCAGCGCCATCACCCTCAGCCCCGCGGTGGATTCGCTGTTTCCGACGGCGAACCTGTATGACGGCCGCCTCACGCGGCCGACGCGGCACGGCTCGAACGCGGCCAACCCGTCGATCACCTTCGACCTGGCCGCCTTCGCTCCCCAGGGCGCCGGGACGGTGGAACGGTGGGTCCGGGCCGGCGAGCGGCGTCGCATCACCTCGTCCGGGACGACGTCGATCACCGTCCAGAACCTGGCCACCAAGAAATTCCTTCAGTTCAGCGGGGTGGGCTGGCAGACCGGCTCCGTTGCTGCCCTATCCTCCCCCGGAGCGATCTCGTATCAGGTCGAGTCCCTCGCGGTATGCCAGTCGCCAATGGTGAAGCTGCAAATCGTGATCACGAGCGGAACCTCCGTCACCGACTGGCCGCGATGGAACGGGCTCATCGTCTTCGGGCACCAGCTCGACGTCGGCCTGGTCTGCGAGATGCGCTCGAGCACCGACAACTTCTCCGGGTCGAACGTCCTCGAGGCGACGGGCGCGATCCTGCAGCCCGGGTTCGTCATGTGGGCGCCTTCCGGGATCGCGAGCCGCTACGGCCGGCTGCTCCTCACCGGCACCAACCAGGTCATCCCCTGGTACGCCTGTGTCATGCCGTGCTGGCTGGAGACCGCGCTCCAGGCCGCGGATATCGGGTACGAGGAGAAGACGCGCGAGTCGCAGGTCCGGAACGAGAGCGACTTCGGCGTCGTGAACGTCTTCAACCTGACAGCCGGCGGGCGGCGGAGCCTGAAGCTCTCGTTCCGGGCGAACTCGCCGGGCGCCGCCGAGATTCGGAACGAGCTCGTGTGGCGCTCGCGCGGCGGAGCCTACCCGGCGGCGATCATGCCGAGGTCGGACGAGGGCAGCGTGTACCTCGGCCGGTTCACCGACGAGTGGGGGGTCAAGCGCGCCTTCCTGGAGACTTGGGACACCGACCTGTTCCTGGCGGAGGATGCCGTCGTCGCACCGCTCACCTAGCCTGCGGCGTCGGCGCGGGCGTGAGGCCGTCGGTTATCCCCTTCAGCACCTTCTTCTGGAGCTTGTTGCTGTCGATTCCCATGCCCCAGGAGAGACCTGCATGGGCGGCCTTGGAATTCACCGTGACAAGCGTTTCGATGTCTGACGTGCCGACGATGAGGAGTGAGGCCTCCTGGGTCCCGCCTCGGAACGAGATGGTCCCCTCCACCTGGTTGGCGTTGTTCAGCGTGTAGTTCTGGGCGATGAAGGCGAGGGCCACAGTCCAGACACGCTCGCGCGGAGCGTTGAACGTCTGGGATCGACCCTTGGCCTCTAGCGGTGAGACCGCAACCAGGACGGTCAGGACCAGCATGACCAGTAAGAGCTTCCTCATTGTTCTTTCTCCACCCGAACCAGACCAGGGTACGCCCTGAAGGCGGTCCGCGTCACGATCCACTGGCACCCGTTTTGGCACCCGTCGCTCCGGTGTACGCCGTCTCGGCTCTTCCGAAGCCGATTCGCGTATGACCCGTTCTGAGAGTACTTTAGGGGAGAATCAGGGAGGGGGCGGGAACGGCTGGGACCCCCCTGAATAGGTTCGATTCCTACCCGCTTCCGCCAAATGTCGTGCCGCGACAGGTACTTAGAGAGCAGCCTCACCACGCTGGCACCCGTTTTGGCACCCGTCGCTCTTCCCGTGTCTTCCCTGCGACGAGGCCTTCCTTGGCCGTCCACTCGCCATTCGGTGACCAACATGCGCAGCACCGGACGCGTCGTGTCGTGAGCGAATACCAGACTGGCCTGCAGGAGAGCCTTCGGCAGAGCTCGCAGACGCCGGCTGCCTGGAAGCGCGAGTTGAACAGGTTGCGCACGCGAACCCACTCGCCTTCGTGAACGATCTTCCAGCGCCTACTCATCGAGGCCTCTTCTTCTCGACGTAGGCGGCCGTCCGCCCGAGTGCCGCCCGGATGTCGACCTCGTCGACGATGTTGTAGCGGTCGAAGGTCGAGCGGGTCTTGTGGCCGGAGATCTTCATGGCCACGGTGAAGTCGACGCCGGCGCGCACCATGTTGCGCAGCGCCGAGCGGCGCAGGTCGTACGGGAGGAGCGTCAGGGGCAGCCGCGCCTCCTTGAGCGCCAGGCGCCACATCTTCCGGTAGTCCTTCACCGGCTGGCCGTCCTTCCCGTGAGCGCTGCGGTGGAAGACGAGCTCGCACCCGAGGCGCCGGCTCTTCAGCCGCCGGCGGACGATCCGAAGCAGGGGGCCCGTGAGGGCGATCGTCCGGCCCTCGCGCGTCTTCGCCGCCCGCGGGTCGAGCCTCATCGCCAGGCCCTCGAGGTCCACCATCTCCCAGGTGATCTGCCGGGCCTCGCCGGGCCGCATCCCCGTCCACCCGCACCACTCCACGAAGTCGCGCACGTCGGGGTCTGGGATGGCCGCCACGAGGCGGGAGAACTCCCCGGGGCCCACGAACCCCTGCCGGGCGTTCTGGACGCGCAGGAGGGGGATGTGGGGCACCACGGCCACCTTCGGCGGCGTGTGCCGAGCGGCGAGGCGATAGGCCTGGCGCAGGAGCTCGCAGCGGCGGTTCACGGTGGCCGGTCGGCGCCCCTCGTCCAGCCAGGTCTTCTGCGAGCGCTCGATCGAGGCGGTGTCGAGCTCGAGGGCGGGGCAGTGGCCGAGCTCGCTGCGCACGGCCTTGAGCGTCGATCGGGCCTTGTCGAGGGACGCCACCCCCCGCACCTCGAGGTGGACCAGCAGCTCGTCGAGCAGCTCGCCCACCGTCACCCGCCGGACCTGGGGGGTCACGTAAGTCCCGAGGTCCCGCTTCCGTCGGAGGGCGAGGAGCCGCTTGGCCGCCACCTCGGGGTCCCGGGTCTTCAGCGTCTCCCGCACCTTGCGGCCGCGCTGGTAGGTGACGGCGTAGAAGATGCCGTTCCGGCAGACGAGGTAGCCGTCGCCCTGGGCCATGGGGTTTACCTTCTCGACGCCACCGGATCGAACGCACTACGCAACCAGTGGGGGCACGAAAGTTGGGCAGCGAATGGACCCTCAACGGCGGGGGACCGGGGTAGCGTCTCGCTCACGGGCATCTTGGAGCCGCGTCCCTCCGCTGGCTCAAAGGCCAGAAGGAGGGCAGTGTGCTACGCGCCTCGCTTCTTCAGGTATTCGTCGAGGGCCGCGATCGCGACCTCCTGCAACGTGGTGCGGTACTCCACGGCGTAGGTCCTGGCCCGCTTGCGAATGGCCAGCGGCGCCCTAAACGAAACTCCCGAATCGCGTTTCAGCTCGGGCAGCGATGGCTGGAACTCGGCGTGAGTGCTCTTCTTCATGGGCCGCACTCTAGCCTGAATGCATGGTCGCGTGCAAGCAGTTTTCCGCTTGACTGTGTGCGCGCATGCATGTACGCTGGCACCCGTGCGTAGGGTAACAGTCGAGCAGATTCGTGAGGCCCTGACCCTCTCCGGGGGGAGGGTGGCACGTGCAGCCAGGGTGCTGGGGATCGCCAGGAACAACCTCTATAAGCGCCTTGCCAGCAGCGGTATAAGCCCTGACCAGTTCCGGGGTAACACCGCCACCGGTGTCGGGGTGACAGGCGTTGCGCCCGCTACAACTGGGGCAGCGCGGCACGCTGTCCCCGCGGGTGCCCGCGCGGAAACGTCTGTCTCTGTTTTGCGACCTGCCATCTTTCGCGGGGGCCGAAGCGCGTCTACCTTTGGCGACGTGAACAACGCGGCTTCAGCCGACGTGCCCGACGAGCCGAAGCAGTTGCGGCTGTCGCGCAGCGTGTACCTGCGACCGGATCAGGTGCGCGCGCTGGACGACGCCTGTCTCGACCTGCCGCGGATCCTCAGAGAGAAGATGTCGCCGTCGAAGGTGCTCGAGCGGTTCATCGACGATTGTTTCCCGGGCTGGATCGAGTCGAAGCTCGGAGAGGCATCGAAGGCGCGGGGCACGCGCGAAGAGTAAGGACGGGCCACGGCGCCGCCTACCTTGGCGGGGGACGGCGCCGCGACCCGCAGCAACCACCCGGAGGTGGCAGCCGTGGCGAGCATAGCGCAACCCGACCGAGCCGCGACCCCGGTTGCATCCGTGCACCTGGGACCCAAGACCCTCTCCGCTGCAGCGACCGCGCTGCGCACGCTGGCCGACCTGCTCGAGGCCGGCGCGGTGCCGTCTCCGCCCGCCCCGCCGGTCGAAGAGGCTGACCCCCTGCTGACGGTAGCGGAGGCCTCGGTCGAGCTCCGCCGGTGCGCCAAGCACGTCCGCGCGCAGTGCGTGACGGGGGCCATCAAGGCCATGCGCGACGGCCGCGGCTGGCTCATCCGCCGCAGCGCGCTGCGGGCCTACGAACGCAGGAGGACGGCATGAGAGTCAGCGTGCTTCGGCCCTGCGACCTCTGCCGCTCGCCCGTCGCCGGCAACTCCCGCGGCGGACCGGCGCTCGACTTCCGGCGGATCGTGATCGAGCGGCAGCTCCTCGACATGGGCGCGATCCGTGAACACGCCGGGCTCTCGATGCTCCTGGGCGGCAGCGAGAGGCTCGCCCTCGCGATGGGCAGCGATCGGGAGGCGACGGGCCTGCTGTCGTCCTGGGAGCTGTTCGTCTGCTCCGCCTGCTGGACCGACCTCGCCGAGACGGCGCTCTGTCGCGCCCTCGCCGAGGGGAAGGGGAGGGAGATCCCGGTGCCCGAGGTGCGCTCATGAGCGACGACGCCGAGCGCGTCGACGAGCTGCTCGAGGCCGCCGCGGCGGTCGTGGCTCGAGTCCTCGCGGTGTACCGCCCCGAATATGTGGAGCAGGCCGCGGCCAAGGAGCCAGAGAGCATCCTCGGGCGCGTCAAGGCCCTTGAGGCAGCGATCGAAAAGGCCACTAGGGAAGCGGCGCTTCGCACCCAGGTGCGCGACGCCCGAAGCGGCTCGCGCCTGCACTTCGACTTCGCATGTCCTCTGACGGGGTGCCGGCACTGCTGCGTCTGCGGCCTCGGGTCACAGCCGCTCCTGATCCATGCAGGCCCGTGGGCGGCGGGGATGTGTCCCCTCTGCGCGAAGAAGGTGGAAGCCATGAACGAACACGAAGCCGGCGGGCGCGGCGTGACAGGCAGACCCGGCGACGCCGTTGGCGCGTCCCCACGGGGAATGATGCCGGCCGCCCCTGAAACGATCCGTTCTGGCGAGCCGCCGTCGGCGATGACCCAGCCCGGCCGCTCGTCGGCTTCGTGCTCGCCCATGACCACCGGCACGCAGGACAGCGCGCCCCCCACATCGCCCTTCGAGCCACCGATCGATTTCTCCCCGGAGGCGCCGCACCGTCTGCGCCGGGCCGAGGACTTCCAGGAGATGCTGATCCGCTCCGAGATCACTGACCGGTGGCTGAACGCGCTCGCCAAGGAGACTCCGCACGCGGCGCTCATGCTCGCGCTCGACGACTACAGGCGCGAGCTGACGCTCCTCGCGCTGAAGCGCTGCGGGGCCAAGCTGTGAGGCTGACACCGCAGGGCGTCGGGCTCTTGATCGTGCTGCTGGCAGCGCTCGTATGGGCCCTCGCCCTCCTCGGCGTCGAGTGGGAGAGGGTCGGGCTGCAGCTCGCGGCCGCGGCGCTGCTCCTCCTCGGCAGCGTGCTGATCTTCGTGGCTCTCGTGAAGGTGGACCGGCCGATCGACCGGCCCTGGTCGCACGTTGCTCGCGGGCGCCGGCCCGCCGGCGCGAACACGCGGAGGCCTGACGCCTCCGTCCCGTTTCCCTCTCGCGCCGACGTCGCCCATGGTTCAACATCCCGCCCCCGGCCGGGGGGCGGGCTCACCCGCTCGAGGCCCGGCGCATGAGCAAGCGCCTCTCCTCGATCGACCAGGTCGTGGTCGGTGACGTCGTGTGGGCCTACGCGCGGGGGGCGTGGCGCCAGGCCGTGGTCGTGGCCCTGGCCAGGACGCGCCTCACGGTGGGATACGTCCTGCGCGGCGGCCAGGCCCGCCACTCGGTCCTGCCCCCCTCGAGGCTCCGACGCGAGTCGCCTGGACGCGGACATGTCGTGACCACGGGACACGAGTTCGAGGGATCGAAGTCGTGACGGCCCTGGCGGTCGTCATCCTGGCCGTCGTGATCGCCAGGGGAGTACTCCAGGACCGGGAGCCTTCGCGGTACGCAAGCGTCGGGGAGATGGCCGCGGCACGGGCGACGACCGCCGCGAGGCTGCGGCGCTTCGAGGAGGAGCGGGCGCTGTTCATCCGGTATGACCAGGCGTGGGCGCGCGCGGGGGTGAGGGGCCCGCGGCAGATCTACCTCACCGCCCACGACGGACGGAGGGCGAGCGGTGGGTAGCCCGAGGTACCACGCTGGCATCCTCGCGGGCTGCGCCCTGTCGCTCACGCCGGGCGCCTGGCCGGCCGCCGTACCGGGTCTAGGGCCGATGCGTGGCGGTCAGCCGCTCGCCCGCTGCATCGCCTGCACGCCGAGTGAGCACGCCGCGCGAGCCTCGACGTTCGTCAGGTACGGCGATCGCCCGCTCTGCAAGCCCCACGCGACGACGCTCGCCGGCGGTGGTGAGCTGCCGTTCGTGGCCGAGGCGCTTCGGCGGGCGACAGAAGGGGGACGCTGATGCCCTGCATCCCGGCGCGGTTTCCGGATGGCAGCTCGGCCATCGTCTGCACCAGGGGCCGGCGGCCGAAGCCGTGCGTCCACTGCAGACAGCCGAGCTCCCGCCTCTGTGACTTCCCCGTCGAGCGCAACGGGAAGGCCGGGACGTGCGACGCGGCGCTGTGCGCACGCTGCACCTGGGCGATCAGCGGCGACCGGGATCTCTGCAGGGCTCACGTCAAGGAGTGGGCAGGGGAGTGGGGCCCGGCCGGGCGCCCGCTGGGAGACCCGGCATGACGAGATCGTCCGAGCCTGAAGGGACCCGCGGCGCCCAACGCATGCCGGCTGCGAGTGGAGGGCTCATAACCCCAACCCAGCCGCGGGTCCCTTCAGGTCCGGAGCAGGCTGAGGGCGCCGTGCGGGTCTGTCCCGAGCACAAGCTCGTCCTCGAGGAGCGCGGCGACCACCTCTTCTGCCCGGCCCCGCGTCGGCACCGCTGCACCCGCTGGACGGTGGTGGACCGGAGGAAGGGGCGCGCGGTCTACGAAGCGGACAGGGAAAGGGGAGGAAGGGCGATGGTCACGAACGAGAAGGTGGCCGTGGCGGGGACGCCGGAGAAGAAGTCCGCGACGCTCGAACGCGCGAAGTTCGAGGACGGGACGCACCTGGTGCTCTTCATCCGGATCACGAGGGAGCCGAAGCGCTGGGGCGGGGATCCTTTCCGGCTCCGCTGGTCGCAGGGCCCCGGGAGCGGCAAGAAAGGGACGACGCAGGGCGTGGCGAAGACGTGCCCCGACGAGTCCTCCGCGCGAGAGGCGTTCAAGGCGGCGGTCCGGAGCGCGATCACCCAGGGCTGGAAGCAGGTGCCGATCGGCGCGGGCCATGCGTTCGAGCTGAGGCCGAGCCCGGCCCCGAAGAAGCGGGTCGCCTCAAACGCCATGGCCGCGCTCGAGCACTGCCGGAGCTGTCGCAGGCCCGTGCGGTTACTGCTGACCGCGAAGGGCCACCGGATGCCGATCGACCCGGACCCGGCGGGTCGATCGACCGGCCTCGAGCGGACCTCCTACGGCAGCCTGGCCCCGAGCCTGGTGATCCGCGAGGGCCGCGTCCACGTCCTGCGGCCGCTCGAGCCCTGGGACGGCGAGCTCTACGTGAGCCACTTCGCGACCTGCCCGGAGGCGCGGCGGTGGCAGCGAAAGATCCTCAAGAAGGCGGCCGAAAGGGCGCACGAACGCGTGTGGGAAGGTCTCGACGAGGAAAGGGCGAGGGGACGGAGATGACCGAGAGGAACGCATGAGCTCCAGCGCGAACGCGCGCGAGCGCCTGGTCCACCTCGTCCAGAAGCTCGAGCGCCTCGAGGAGGCGAAGCAAGCCGCGGCCGAGGAGCTCCGGGACGCCTTCGTCGACGCGAAGAGGGCCGGCTACGACCCGAGCACCCTGAAGACCGTCCTTCGCCTCCGCAAGCTGACGCCGGAGGAGCGCGAGGAGCGACGGGCGCTCGAGGCGATCTACCTCGCCGCCCTCGGCATGCTCGAGGGCGGCCCCCTGCCCGACGAGGCGCGCCGACGGCTCGACGAGCAGGACAGCGCCCCGCCGAAACCCGAGCGCAGCTCCGGGCCGCAGGCGAAGGGGGCGCCAGCCCGCAAGCCGGCCGAGGCGCCGGCGCCCCCGCCCCCGCCACAGATGAGGATGAGCCTCAAGGATCCGAAGGAGGCTCGCCAGGAAGGCCGTGACGCGGCCGCGGCAGGAAAGCGGATCTACGACAACCCGTTCCCCGCCGGTGACCCGTGTCGCGCCGCCTGGGACGAGGGCTGGTGCGCGCAGCTGAAGTCCCACGGCATGGATACCCCCGCCGCCTACCAACGGCGTACGAAGCCTGACCAGACGGACAAGGCCGCCGGCGCCGGCGAGAAGAAGGGGGCCGCTTGATGGCCGGGCCGATCCGGGCCGTCGAGGCGCGGGAAAAGGACACCACTGCCGCCGCGCTCGATGAACTCCGACAGTACGCCGAGATCCTCCGGCCGCAGGACGCCGACGAGCCGATCCTCGCCCCGACGGTCGCGCACGCCGTCCACGAGTGGATGGTCGAGCTCAACTACGCGCAGGAGCTCGAGGCAGCCAAAGTGCAACCACGGCGCCTGGCGCTCCTCTACGGGCCTCCGGGCACGGGCAAGACGACGCTCGCTCACCACCTGGCGTGCCGCCTGGGGCTCCCGCTGGTGGCCGTGCAATCCGAACGGATCTTTGGGCGGTACCTGGGCCAGACCGGGGAGAGGCTAGGCAATCTCTTCGACCTGCTGCAGGGCGTGGAGAACCACTGCGTCCTCCTCCTCGACGAGTTCGACGCGCTGGGCGGCAAGCGGATTGCGGACACGGGCGGTGGTGGCGCCGCCCAGGAACGCAACCAGGCCCTCACCGTCATGCTCCGGCGGATCGAGGGCTTCCGGGGTGTGGGGCTCGCGGCGACGAACACGAAAGACGCCCTCGACTCGGCGATGTGGCGGCGCTTCGGCCTGCAGATCTCCGTGGACCTGCCGGGAGAGAACGAGCGCTTCGCCATCATCCGCAAGTACGGGCTCCCGTTCGACCTGGAGGACTCGGCGATCGACGTCCTGGTACAGGTGACGCGCGGCTGCAGCCCGAGCCTGCTGCGGCAGCTGATGGAGGGGATGAAGCGCACCCTCGTGCTGGCGCCGAGGCTCCACCTCGACGTGTCGAGCCCCGTACGGGTCTTCGCCCACGTCCTGGCGTCGATCTCGCCGCCGCCCGAGATGGAGCAGCCGCCGCTGTGGGCCGACGCCGGCGCCGTTCACAAGGTCAAGGGCATCACGTGGCCACCGGGCCGCGCATGAGAACTGAGAAGGAACAGGGGAGGTGGATCTGCACCGTCCACTGGAACGAGAACATCAAGGCGGCGAAGAAGCGGGAGAAGGAGGTCGCGGCGGCCGGCGACACCGGCGAGGCTCGCGAGGCGCTCCGGAAACGGAAAGCCGAGGAGGAACAGGCGCGCGAGGAGGCCGAGCGCAAGCGATGGGAGAAGGCCCGGCCCGCGGTCGTCGCCGCTCTCGCCGCGGCCGTGAAGAAGGCTCCGGCGGGCGCCGGCGGCGTGCTTGGCAAGGAGCTGCTCCAGGCGCTAGAGAACTACTCGTACGGCCCGGCCAGTTCTGCCGCCAAGCACGTGCCCCTTGGGAAGAGCGCGGAGGACCTGGTCCGACACATGGCCTTCCGAATCATCCTGGCCGACACCGAGGAGCTGGATCTCAACGACAAGAGGTTCGTCGCGGGCGCGAAGGCCCTCGGCGTCGACGTCGTGAAGATCGTCGAGGCGGCGGCGCCCGCCGATGTCGTCCTGCCGAAGTCCAAGAAGGGGAGAGTGCTCCGATGAAGCGAGTCAAGAAGTCAGACAGCAGAGACGGGTGGTACCAGTTGGAGCCCGGGGATTGCCAGCGTCTGCTTGATGGGCAGCCCAAGAACAGGGTCTTGCGAGAGTCCAAGGCGATCGGGTTCGCCCGCGACATGGATGCCGGGAAGTGGCGTCCGAACGGGGAGCCGGTGATCTTCGACGAAAACGACGAACTTCTCGATGGTCAGGGTCGATGTCGGGCCTGCGTGATCGCCGGCAAGCCCTTCGAGGCATATCTGATCTACGGCGTGCCGCGCCGGTTCTTTCCCACGGTGGACACCGGCCAGAGTCGGCTGGGGGCGGACACATTGAACCTGGCAGGCTTTCAAAACTACGCCGTGGCCGCCGCGGTCGTCCGTCTCGCCATCCATTTTTCGCGAGGCCATTCTCTTTCCGACGGTCGCCGCGTCCCGAACTGGGAACTCGCCGACTGGGCCAAGAAGAACTCCGAGAGGATTGGCCGTGCGCTCGAAGACGTTGCTCCGTTCTGGAAGAAGTCTCCGCTACCGCCGTCTCACCTCGTCTACGTCTACATGGAAGCGCGCGAAATAGATCCCGCGAAGGCGCTTGCGTGGGCCACAGGAGTCGCCTTCGGAGAGAACCTCTCCGCCGGTTCGCCGGTGCTCGTTCTGAGGAACCAACTGGCTCGACTTAAGGGCCAAGCGCACGTCGTCAGCCCCTACGAAAAGCTGGCGTGGGCGATCAAGTCGTGGAACCAATTCGTCGCTGGTCGCGAAGACGTGAAGCTCATCAAGTGGGTCACAAAGGGAGGGAAGGGCAAGAAGAACACGGAGGATTTCCCGGTGATCTCAGGCCCGGCGCAAGAGTAGGCCAAGAAGGACGTCCTGAAGATGCAGACAGAGACATCCCCGGGTGGCCGCCGTCGCCGGCGGCCGTCGCAGCGCCAGCCGAAGACCGAGAAGCCGTGCCGCGACTGCGGCCTTGCCTTCACGGCCGGGCCGTTCGCGAAGTGGGGGCTGTGCTGCAGGTGGAAGCACCGCGGCCCGAAGAAGCGCCAGTTCACGCCCGAGCAGGACGCAGTCATCCGCGAGCGCTACGACTCGAGGGTGCGCGGCCGGGCAAGCGAGGTGGCCCGCGCCATCGGCCTTCCGGGCTGGGTGGTGAAGCGCCGGGCCGGCGAGCTAGGTCTCTCGCATCCCCGGGGAGTGTTCAAGGAGTGGAGCGAGGAGGAGATCGTCTTCCTCGAGGAGAACGTGGGCGTCCGCCACGTGCACTGGATCGCGCAGCGCCTCAAACGGTCGACGGTCTCCGTGATCATGAAGCTGAAGCACCAGCACGTCAGCCGGCGCGTGCGCGACGGATGCACCATGCGGGACCTCGAGCTCGCCATCGGCCTAGACCACCGCCGCATCGAGCATCTCGTCGCCTCGGGGAAGCTGCGGGCGAAGCACCGGGGCGAGGTGCACAAGGAGGCCTGGCGCTTCGCCGACGACGACGTCCGAGACTTCGTGCGCCGGTACCCGACGGCGTTCCGCCTCGACCGCGTTGACCAGCTCTGGTTCCTCGACCTGGTCTTCAAGGGGAGGATCGGCGGCGGGGCGCGCGCGGCGGGCGAAGGAGAGGCGGCGTGAGCGCGAGCCCGGGCCCGCAGATCCCCTTCCGGGTCCGACGCGGGCTTCCGGCGCCGGAGGCCTTCGCGCACGGCACACGCGCGCGCTACGTGACCGGCTGCCGCTGTGAGGACTGCAGGGCCTCGAACCGCCGCTACTACCACGAGCGCGAGGCGCGCGGCCGGGCGCTCGCCGCCGAGATCTCGGCCCCTGCGATGCCGGCGCCCCAGGAATGGACCGCCCCCGACGGAGCGAGGCGGATCCGCGTCTACAAGCGGGCCTGCCCGGGTGTCGAGGGCGAGCCCTGTCCTCTCCGCGCGCACCTACGCAGGGACAGCAAGGGCGGAGTCTGTCGAGCCTGCCGCCACCGGCTCGCATGGAACGGTCTCGTCAGTACCGCCGCCGCGAGCGCGCACGTCCGGAAGCTCGGCTATCAGGGAGTGGGCTACAAGTCCGTGGCCGCCGCGGCGAGCGTCGGCGTCCTGACTGTCTGGAAGATCCGGTCCGGAGAGCGGATGTGGATCCGGGCGGCCACCGAGCGGCGGATCCTGGCGGTGGACGCCGAAGCCCGGGCCGACGCGTCGACGGTGCCGGCGGGATCCACCTGGCGGCTCGTCCGGCTCCTCCTCGACGAGGGGTACACGAAGGCGCGGCTTGCCCGCGAGCTCGGGGCCCAGACGCCCGCCCTGCAGCTGGGCCGCCGCCGCGTCCTGGCCATCACGGCCGTGCGGGTCCAGCGCCTCTACCACCGGCTCACGGCATGAAGCGAGGCACCCCCACCCACCCGAAGACCCTCGCGCTCGCGGCGGCCCTCGGCCTCCCGCGGTGGGGGGCGGTGGGGATTCTCGAGAGCCTCTGGCACTTCGGGGCGTCATACGCCCGCCGCGGCGACATCGGCCGCCACAGCGACGCCCAGATAGCCATCGGGATTGGCTGGCAGGACGACGCTCGGCGCCTGGTGGCAGCGCTCGTCGACACCGGCTGGCTCGACCGCTGCTCGTGCCACCGGCTGCGGATCCACGACTGGCCGGTCCATGCGGACCGGGCCGTGGCGAAGACGCAGGAGGTCGTGCGCATGGGCTGGCTAGAGTGCTACGCGCCTCGCCAGACCACTGTAGCCCAGGACCCCGGGGGACCCGCCGGCAACGGCGATGGATCCGGGGAGGGAGCGATCCCCGAAGATGACGGCGGGGACTCGCGAGGGGGCTCTTCGTCAGACGGCTGGCTCGAGAGCCACGCGCCTCGCCAGGACCCCGGGGGGCCCGCCGGCAACGGCGATGGATCCGGGGGACGTACGCACGCGTGTCACACGCGTGTCGCACGCGTGGGTCCTGCCGGTGCCGGAGCCGGTGCCGGAGCCGGAGCCAACGGACCCCCCTATCCCCGCCGGCTGGCGCCGACGGGGGATCTGTCGATCGAGGCGCAGCGCCGCCGGGCGGTCAGGTACTGGTGCAAGCTCGGGGGACGGCCTGGGCGCCAGGACCGGAGGCAGGTGTACGAGGCGCTCGTGTCGGGGCGTCCCCTCGCCCAGGTCCTCGGCTCGATCGCGTGCAGGGTGCGGGACGACCTCGTCGCCAGAGGGCGCCTCGCGCCCACAGACCCCTGGCCGCCCCCCGGGCTGGCCCCGTTCGACCCTCCAGCCACACCGCCGCCTGAAGCGCAAGCCTCGCCGGCGGACGTCGATTCCGAGGCCGGGGCGATCGCCTGGGCGGGCGCAGGCGAGGCGCTGCGGGCGAAGCTGAGCCCGGAGGCCTGGGCGACCTGGATCCGCCCATGCCGCGGCCTGTACGTGCGCGAGGGCCGGATCGTGGTGGAAGTGCCGGACGCGAGCTTCCTGGACTGGATCGGGCGGAACTGGAGCGCTCACCTGCAGTGGGCGGCCGCGGAGACCGGCCTCGAGGGAGTGGACCTGGTCATGGCGTCGGCGCCGGCGATCGCCGGCTGAGGATGGATCCCTTGGACAAACTGCAGATCGGGCAGGATGGCTTTTCCCTGAAGGTCGAGAGCTTCGAGGACGTCGTCGCGATCCTCGGCCGTCGTGGGCGCGGGAAGACGACGACTGCCACGGTAATCGTCGAAGGGCTCCATGCCGCCGGCGCGCGCTTCGTGGTGGTGGACCCGGTTGGCGTCTGGTGGGGGCTGAAGAGCAGCCGCGACGGACGACGGCCGGGGATCCCAGTCGTGCTGATGGGCGGCGAGCACGGGGACGTGCCGCTCGCGCCTGAGTCCGGCGAGATCATCGCGGACTTCGTCGCGGACCCCACATCGCCCTCGGTCGTGCTCGACTTGAAGCGCTTCACTCAGGGCGAGATGGTCCGCTTCATGACGGCGTTTCTCTCACGCCTCTACCACGTCAACCCGGACAAGTCGCTCCACGTAGTGCTAGACGAGGCCGACCAGGTGGCTCCCCAGCGCCCGATGCCCGGCGAGCAGGCGATGCTCGGCGCTGCACAGCGCGTCACGAAGCTCGGGCGAGCAAAGGGGCTACACCCTATCCTCATCACACAGAGGCCCGCCACGCTATCGAAGAACGTCCTCACCCAGGCGGGGTTGCTCATATCGCACGCGGTCACGGGTCCCCAAGATCGCAATGCTATTGACGACTGGATCAAGGCAAACGCGGAGGAGGGCGAGCGGGAGACGTTCCTGGCCGAGCTCTCCGGCCTGCCGCGTGGCACAGCCTACTTCTGGAGTCCCGACCTCGCGCCAGACGGACGGCAGCGGGGAAAGGACGACCCGCCACTCTTCCGCCAGGTGGCCGTGCGCGATCGAGAGACGTTCGACTCGTCAGCAACCCCCAAGCGCGGCGAGGCGGTGAAGCCGAAGGCCCTGGCCGAGGTCGACCTCGAAGCGCTGAAGGGCCGGATCGCCGCGACGATCGAGAAGGCGAAGGCCCAGGACCCACGGGAGCTCCGGAAGCGGATCGCTGAGCTCGAGCGCGAGCTCGCTAAGAAGCCCGCGGCGCCGTCGCAACGGGTCGAGGTCGAGATCATCAAGCCGCGGCAGCTCCTCCGTCTCGCCGCGGTGGCGCGGATCCTCGAGCGGCGGGTCACCGCCACCGAGGAAGCCGCGCGCGTCGTCCGTAATACCTGGCAGGAGATCGACGCTGCGCTGAAGCGCGCGCGGGCGCTGCCGGGCGACCCCAATGCCCATGCCGTGAGCCGCGTACCCGGGGCGCCGGGGCTGGGAGTGTCCGGGGTGGGTCCCGGAACGCGTTCCCAGGCCCCGGTCGCCCCGGCCGTTCCTCGAGGCAGCCGCTCCACAATCGCCGAAACCGCCGCCATGCTCACCGGGCCCGAGCGGAAGATCCTCACGGCGCTCGCGCAGTACGGCACGCGACCCACGCGGGCCCTGGCGCTGCTGACCGGCTATGCGGCGAAGGGAGGCGGCTTCCGGAACACGTTGAGCGCGCTGCGCACCCGCGGCCACGTCGACGGCCGCGAAACGGTGCGCATCACCGAGTCCGGCGCCGCCGTCCTCGGCGCCTGGGAGCCGCTGCCGACCGGACAGGCACTCCTCCGGTACTGGCTCGAGCATCTGCCGGGCCCGGAGCGCAAGCTGCTCGCCACCGTGGCTGACGCCTGGCCTGGTTCGATCACCACGGAGGCGCTCGCGGCCGCGACGGGGTACGAGCCTTCGGGCGGCGGCTTCCGAAATACGTTAAGCCGGCTGCGCACGCTCGACCTGATCGAGGGCCGCGGCACGCTGCTCGCTGCCGACGAGCTCTTCGAGCCCCCGGTGGCGGTGGCCCCTTGAGCCTCACCAATCCCCGCCGGTCTCGGAGTGCGCGCCGCGAGGTCACGCCCGCCGAGCTCTGGGCGCGCGAGGAGGCCGCAGCGAAGCGGCATGCCCTCGAGACTCTTCTCGCCTGGCACATCAAGACCTGGGGCCTGCCGGTACCGGTCAGGGAGCACCGTTTCGATCCTGTGAGGCGGTGGCGGTTCGACTTCGCCTGGCCGCCTTTCATGGTGGCGGCCGAGGTGGAGGGGCTGACGCGCGAGGGCGGCCGCCACCAACGGATCGCAGGGTTCGAAGCCGACGCGGAGAAGTATGTGGCCGCGCAGCTCGCCGGCTGGACCGTCCTCCGCTTCACCGCGAAACAGGTCCACTCGGCCGACGCGGTGCGGGCGATCGAGATCGCGCTCGAGCGCGCGGCCCGGCGATGAGCGGTCCCCCCGCGGTTTCACAGGCGGACCGAGAGCGCGCGCACCGACTTCTCGATCGAGTCCTCGACCTCATGGCCACGCGCGCGCTCTCGGGGGGAGTACTCCGCCTCGACGCGGATCGTCAGGGCCGGCTCCACCTGAAGGCCCATGACCTGGTCGTGGACGTCGAACGGCTCTTGACCCTGACGGAATTGGAGCGCAACCTCTAGCCGGTCGCACCTCCCCGCGCCGGCCCGCCAGCGCTCCGGCGGGTACAGGGAGCCCGGGATACGCGGTCGCAGAAGCCCCCGGACCTCATGCCGAAGGAATCGGCGAGGTCGGGGGCTTTTCGCATGGATGGGGGGGCGGGCGCCACCGA